GTCGAGAGGTGTGATGTGGTAGAGATTCGACCACCCCCCGTTGTGTGTATTGCTCAAACAATTGTAACTTCTTCTGCGTATCCGCCAGGCTAGGCCAAGCGGGAATCTGACGTGGCGACGGTTGGTTGTTGGGGCAACAGATCTCGAAGGCGGAAATCTAACGTGGTGAACATCAAAGTGAACATTGTGAACAAAAGTGAACCTTCCACCTTACCCTTACTATTATTTCTCACTCTCTCACGCGCGTAGGGGTAAGTTCAGAGGTTCACGTATGTTCACCACCACGCCCACTTTTAATGCTAGAAGGCCAGGTAAACCACCACAAATCCCAAAGTGAACATCCGTTATGATGTTCACAGAACGCCCGTTCGTATGCCGCGTGGCCACCATCAAGAAGAGTCGCCTTGTTTCCTCGGGTTCCCCAGCCCGCCTTGCCTGCTGGCGGTGACCTTTGAATGGCAGCCGTGCCCGATGGCCATAAGGTTCTCTGGATCGTTGTTCCGCCAGTTGCCGTCTACGTGGTGGACATCCTTGGCCTCAAACAAACCACCACGACACTGCGACGATAGAGAGGACGGGCCACGCGACTGCCCAGCCAGTCCCAGCGCTCTGCACCTTTCGCACTCACTGAGTGGGTGCAGCGACAAGTACCATGCCCTGAGCTTCTTCCAGTAGGTTGACCCGTAGAACCGCCGTTGCTCTGGGTCCCGGACTTGGTTGTCGTAGTATCTAACGGCCTGGGCGGCCAAGTGGGCGTGGGCCGAACAGTAACGCGAGTTGGGTAGGGCTAGGTTGGGGCACAAGGGAGCGGAGCAAGGACGGGCTAATCGTTGGGGCGACATGGCGCTACTCCTCTACGTGCTCTTATTGTCTCTATTGCTTCCTCTGTCCATTTGTCCATACTAGGCGTTACTGCCTTCTTCGCCCTTACTGTCCAATGTCCGTTCTGGCCTTGTCTAGCCTTGTCGCCTTCTAAATACTCGTGAAGCCCGTATCGCCTTTTGTAGGCATTAGGCTTAATTGCTATCCATTCGTCCTTATCAACCTGTATTGCTTTACTGTCCATTGGGCTACAACGCTTTCTGGTTTCCTTGATGGACAATGATGGATAGTAATGGTCTTGACTGTCTTTACTATCCTCCATTGGATATGATAAGATGCCAACAGGAGGCGAAAGCAATGGATCGAACAGGAATAACCGAAACCGAGTTCTATGGCGTTCCCGATATAGCAACCTTCCTCGGGGTGTCCATGAAGACTATCTTGAGAGCCATCCAGAATGGCGAACTCTTGGCCACCAAATTCGGGAGGCAGTGGCGCATTCACAAGGACGATCTCAAGAGGTATGCTGGCCGCTTACCCGGTAATACACCAGCGTTCCAACCATCGGTCGCGCCACCTAAACCAACTGTCAACCCGACCGCCAAGCCATCCACGGCGCCGGGAGGCAACATCAAACTACTGCTTGGGCCTGACGGCAAGCCGGTACTGGGGCCTAACAATTCGGTGCTGGACGTTGAAGGCTGGCCGATAACGGGGCCCGACGGCTTCGCGCTTCGCGCGGTGCTTGGGCCCGATGGCAAAGCCTTGTTAGGGCCCGACGGCACGGTGGTTTTTGAGGAGCTCTTCTAGACAACCAATCCCGCGATCTCGGTCGCATGAGCGTTGAGTTCTGCAATAGACAGGCGGCGAGTGACCCACAAAAGGAGGGTTACTCAAGAAGTGGCGAGAGGCGCGTTCACCAAGGCGCGCCTCATATCTTTGCCGGGGCTCAGGATTCCTCGTTGCCTTCTTTGATTGCCCGGAGCCTGACGGTCAACGTCGAATAGGGTGTAGGCTTATGGGTACGGTAACCGTCCTGGGGCTCGCCTTCCACGGTGTCCTGTTGGAACTCCATGGATTTGATCATATGGGCGCCCAGCAACTGAGAGACGCACCGCCTGGCCATGGCTTCCTTCTCACGAGAAACAGAGAGGCCGTTGGCCTCCGCGAGTTGGCGACGCAGGTCAAGGATTTCGATGTCCTTGTCGTCAAGAGGGTTTGCACTAGGGTTTGCCTTGGAATAGCCCGAGGCGCTTGGACCACGTATCCCTTCCTCAAATACTCGCTGAACATCGCAGGAACATATGGGTATTCCTACTCGCTCATGGTTGCCTACCATTCGTTTGAGCATGCTTATCTGTCTTTCGCTCAGATTCTTGCCGCCACGTGGGCACGACATGGATCGTCCAACCTCCTTATGACTATTGAGGCGCATGGGAGGCGCATCGCTGCGCCTGGCGGCCCCCCGTGTTGTACACGCGCCCCTTGCCGCCAAGGTTCTTGCACTCCTTCTTCTTCCACACTTGCCTTTGGCACCCCGGGTTAGCGGCATGGCCGGTTCAGCGCCTCTTTGACCGCCATCATTTCGTGCAAGGCCTTCCGCCACGCAGCGGGCCCCACCAGATTGCCCACGTGCCTGTCGTCAAGATAGCGGTCGGCGAAGGGTTTGTAGTTGCCGCCCCCGTACTTGCCTGCCCAGGCCTCGAGGGTTTCGGGTACGTCGGCGTTCACGGCGTCAAACACGAGGCCGCGTTCACGGCACCAGGCCACAGCCTCCTCGAGACGCTCTCCTTGTCGACAGGTATAGAGGACCAGGGCAACGCCCTCAGCCTTCAACCGCTTCAACGTGAGCAGTGCGCCCGTAACGGGCTTGCCTATGTCTGGATAAGCGTCCTTCACGATGGTCCCGTCGAAGTCCACGGCAAGGATAAGCCGGCGGCTCTGCGTCATGTTCTCACTCCATCTAATGGTCTCGTGTTAGAGGGCGCCGGGAACGGCCCCTTGTCGCGTCGCGCCCATGGCTTTGGGGTTGCCGCTATGGGGCCGGGCAGCTCCCGAGGAGGTTTGCGGCAAGTGGCGCTGGCCGTAACGTCCATCCTCGGGTGTTCAAGGTTGGATAGGGGCCGCGCACAGTCTCGCCCGGTAGATGCGCCCTTTGGTCGCTGCCGAACGGTTTGCGCAAAGCAACGGTAGCCACGTGGTACCCAAGCAAAGGGAGATGGGGGCCGGATTCGAACCGACTTGGCGAAGCGGTTTCACAGGGCGCTGGCCAGACGGAGCCTGTTTCCCCGGAGCGCCTTGGTATTGAGCGTGTACGCCTACCACGCCGCCCCATCATGAACTTGGTCTTTGAATCCTTCCAGCCGGCGATCCCGCCAATCACCGGCTGGTCTCCCCGTTGCTCCTTGGTGGGAGCAAAGATGGCTGCCAAATATCAAGGCGCCCAACTGCGGCCTTTCCCGGTCGATTGACCGTTACTTGTGCCCTGGGCGCCTCTTGAAACCCGGTATCGGGTTAGGATCTAGGAGGCGTTCGCTTGCTTGGGTTTGTCGGCCCATTTGGAACCCTTGCGAAAGTTATCGCGTGCCCACAAAGGTTGCAGGTTAGCAAGGCTCCAACATTGTTTGAACTGGGGGTCGGACACGGAGGAAAACTGGAACGATGCTTTTGGGCGGACATGGTCAATATGCCACCGGCCCTGGTTCTTCCACGTCATACCAGGTCGGAACAGAAATTCTAGGTGGCACTTCAAATCTTCCATGGTGTACCCAAGGATTCTTGCCCAATCAAAGCCACAACGCTTTCCCCTCAAGGCTCGGCGCATTTGCGCTTGCACCGACTGATTGATAAGCACCTGTAGCCTTGTTTCACCCTTGCGTCGCCGCAAATCTTCGATGTGTTTCTGACATGACCTACACACTGCCGCCAGCCCATCAGGAGAATGCTTGTCTGCAGCGAAATAACCAGGACGAGCCGGATTCTTCTTGCCACACTTCGCGCAGCGTTTATAAAGTGGTTTCATCACCGCACCTCCCAAGTGCGTTCCCGAGTAGGTGTGGGCGGCGGCGGGAAACCGCTTTTCAGGTCGCGAACCCTAGCCCACAATCATAATTCTACATGAAACCGGACAACCCTGCACGAAAACCAAAGCCGCCCCGTTCTTTGGAGCGGCTTCCATGCTATTAGGATAAGCCCTCGTCATACCCCGAAACTGCAATCTTTATGCAAACCCACATAATCCCCATCCTGGCTCACATGATCCCCATCCTGGCAGCCACTTCGCGGAGAATGGCATCCTTCCAGTTGTAGAAGGTCCTCACACTTACGTGGAGTTGATGGGCGATACCGTAGTCTGAGTATTGGCGGTCCCAGTATTTGAGTTCAACGAGCCTGTGATGCGGCTGGTCCAGGTTGGCCAGCACGCCGGATATCGCCTCGTAGGAGTCGGACAGCTTCTTGAGGCGTACCGAGGTTATGAGGCGCATGGCCTTGGACTCGGTTGTGTTGCTCGAACGATTGTCTAAAGGGACCGCGGTCGGGTCTGGCCCGGCTTCCACGATGTCGGCCCGAAGTTGCTTTATCTCCTGCTCCATCCAGGGATAAGCGTAGATCTCGGCCTCGACATAGTTCAAGACGCGCTTCTCGTACCAGGGTTTCCGAGTCTTCATAGGGTCGCCTCCTTCAAGAGCCAGGGCCGTGTCACTCATTCTTCTTCCTTACAAACTCCCCACACGCCACGTAACCAGGTTTCGCTCCCACGTTGCCCTCCGTCCACACACGCCCGCCGGGGCAGATTGACCCCGCCACGTGGTATTGGCACTCCCCGCACTTCTTGGCGAACATCACCCCGCAATAGTTCTGGCGGGCGGCGACCACGGATTCAGGGATGCCAAGGGACAAGGCCTGACGCGGCGAGTAGGAAGGACACAGGGTGCAACGGCCTGAGCAGGAACCCATTATTGAACACGCTCCTCTCGGTTCTCTTGGTCTCTATCTCTTAGTCAACCGCCACGTTGTGGGCGGAGTCTGACACTGACGGGTACGGGTCATAGCCATACTTCCGGTTCAGATACTCAGCAAAGGTTGGAACCGCCATGAAGAGTTGCTTGCGGTTGACGTAGCGGGCAAAGTCCATCTGGTAACGGTCTCTCTTGTTGAAGGCCATAGCGAACGGCATTACGCCGAGATCGCGGAGGGCGTAGGCCCGGTGTTCGTCCTCTGCGCGCGTAGTGTTGAACCCGATGAGCACGTAGAAGATGATCCTGCGAAGCGGCATGTGCTTTGCCAGCAGCCCAACACCGCGCCTCACTGCAGGCTCGTCAGCGGGGTTGTCCCATGCGAAGTGGATATGACCGGACTTGCCCACAAGGATTTTGGATAGCAAGGCCGCATGTTCGTCGCTCAACAAGCGAATGTCTAGTCCCTGGGAGAACTCGGCGTAGACCTCGGCCTCTACCAGTTGGTTGACCACGTGGCGGAAGTGTTCCATCGGCGCGGCGGTCAGGTTGTTGTCCAGCAGGATGACTCGCTTCTGCCCGGCCCAGAAGGAAAGGAGGTCGCCCACCACGCGGATCAGACCTTCCTTTTCGGGCACCACACAGAACGGGCAGTGGCGGACGCAGCCGCGAGTGGTGAACCCAATGGCGGCGTCTGCGTTGGGAAACTCCTTTGGATACAGGCTGTAGTCAGGGAAGCAGGACTCTATCTTGTCAGGCAGGCAGGTGGTCAGGTCATAGCCAGTTCCGCCCTTGATGGCGTTGGGCGGCAGGTATGGGTTGTCGGGCGTGAACCGGAATATCTTCGAGGCGTAGACCAAGTCGTACACGCCGCTCATGGGCAGAGGCGAGAACAACTCCACCTCGTCGCCCAGGGCCTTGTGGTAGGCAGAGAGCTTCATGAGCGCAAGGTCGGGCCACTTGCCGTCTACTTGGAGGAGGCCGACATTGCTCACTGGATGACCTCCTCTGTGCCTTGCGTCTGTATCGGTACCGGCCACTCCACGCTCTCCCTCTCCTCCACCACCACCACAACCTCCACCTTGGGCAGTATCGTGGTGACGATCCATCCCATATCCTCCAGGACCAGCGCGGCCCTTACCCCCAACGGATCCGAGGTCAAAGGCATCACGTAGGTCAGCCTCGCTTGCTCCCCCTTACCCCTCACCGTGGGCGTGATCCCCCGCCTCATCGCCTCATCGAAGCGGCGACGGATCTTACCTCGCATGTAGCGGTCCAACTTCATGGTCAACCCAAGACTCGCGTCACGCGAGGTAGTGGTCGACGTAGTGGTCGGCGAGCCGTCGGCGTTGAGGGTAGTCTGGTGGGTGACCTGGTGGGTGACCACGGCGTTGGCTGTCTGGGCCACGGCTACCCGCTCCGGGAACCGAAGCGCCGAGTGCTCGGTGAATAGAAGGCGGTTGGGCATGGGGGTCAGCAGCCTTCCTTGTTCGTCATCTGCTTCCACCCTTTGGGGTAGACCCTGTTGTCGTCCCTGACCTCAAACCATTGGTCGTAGAGTCCACGCTGGCACTTGCGCTCTTTCAAGATGGGATTTTGGGGGTTGGCCGTGTAGTAACCGCATGCCTGGCACATGTAAATCGGGTTTCCAGTCGGGCCGAGGTACTCGCTGAGTTTCCATTCGTGGCCGAAGGTCTTGACAACCTCGGTGGATGTTGCTTCAGGTGCGGCGTCTGCCTCTTTGGTAGCCGCCAGTTCTGCGGTCTTCTCTTCCACGGCCTTGCGGAGGTATTCGTCCTTGTCGGGCTTTGGTTCAGAGCCTTTAGTCTTGCCCGGAGCAGAAGCGTCCTCGTCCTTCGTCAATGTCCAGTGTCCCACGATACTGCCAGTCTGCGCCTGCCAACGGGCGTCTATCGGCCCGGCGGGCACACCGTTCTCTTTGAGCCAAGCAGCCATTTCCTTGTTCCAAACGGTTCCCCATTCCTCATCGTCCTCGGCGTTCACGGGGAAAGATCCAAGTTCCCGGACGGCAACGGGCTTGAACTCGATGAGTTGCTTCTCGGTATCCAGACCCAGGAGCCAAGATTCAGGCGTCTTGCCGAGCGCGGCTTTGGCGTCCTCCAATAGCCCCCAGCCGATCGCGATGTGGCCTTCGGAGCGATACCGAAGTGTATACGCCTGCTTGGGACGCCAGTAACGAAACTGACCCTGCAGGATCTCGGGGACTGGCTCAGGTTTGGTCGCAGAACGCCTCATTTCTCTCCACCTCGCTTTGCCATCCACTCCACGTCCTCCAGCCTCTTGGCCAGCACCCACCTTCCGCCATGGGCCACCCAGTCGTCGCGAAACCTGACCTGGTCAGCCCTCAACCCTTTGCCAGGGACTTTGCACTCGATGTAGACCACCACGCCGTCACGGACAGCCTCGATATCAGGAATGCCTGGATAGCAGTAAGAGGTGCCTTGCCAGTGCTTGAAAACAAACCACCCGTGGACTTGGAGGAAGTCTATGATCGGGTCCCTCACATCCCGGTTCTCAAGGATCTTGGAACCCGGCACGTCGCCGCAGAGCTTCTGTTTGCGAGGCTGCTTGGTGGACGAGGTGGGGTGACGACGGCTACGCTTGGAGTTGCCCTTGCCCATCAGCCTGCCGGCGATGTTCTCAAGCATGTGGCCGTCCTCCAGCCTTGCCGCGAAGTTCTCAGCGACGGCATGCTCAGCGGCAGATAGTGGATCCTCCTGGCCAGCCACAAACCTCTGATGAAACTGTGCCGCCGTGATCTCCTGAGTCTTGGTCATCAAGCCCACCCCCGACTCCGTCTCTGGCCCTTCGTCCTTGCCGCCCTCGGCCCCGCCAATTTCACGTTGCGCTATGTTACATTCAGCGATCCGCTTATCCGTGGGCAACGTGATTTCCTTCCTCAGCCCCGTCCTTACCTTCGCCCATCAACGCCGCCTGCTTGCCAACCGCAGGGCTCACCCGGTACAGATGGTTGACTACCTCTCTCCCGCGCGGTCCCCATCGAAACTCCACCGACTCCGCCCTGATCTCACCCACGGCCCAACACGGGTCATTCAGCAGGCTCTGGAAAACGCTGTCCATCATGTGGCCGTCGTCGGCACGAAACTCCTTCTCCGACCATGTCTCCAGGCGGTTCCACCCGGCCGCCGCCAGCCTTCCTTCCAACCCCTTGACTCTCTTCTCGATGGCTTCTTTGAGGGTGGTCGCCTTCATCCACGCCGCGCCGCCGCTACCACCCTTAATCCGGTTGGCCGCCGCGCCTAACAGCCTCAAAACCTGTGCGGTACGTGGCGCGAGGTTTGTGGCCTTGAATGCCGCGTACTCCTCGGGCTTCCAGTCGCCGGGTTCTAGGACTAGGCCATACTTGGGCGAAGGAGACAACCTAGCGCCGCCGCAACGCAGAGAGTGGAGGGGGCCCCAGATATCGTCGCCTTCAGCGTGGGCCAGATCAAGGATGGCCACCCATTTAGCGTGGTCCGCGAACAGGTCGGGACGTGGGTCCAATTCGTACTCGGTCAACGTTACTGTCGCTGTTGCCCCTGCCGTCATCGTCGTTTCGCTCATTCATGCTCACCCCTTTCTTCCTGTTTATCTAGAACGGTTCCCGGTCATCGTCCGCCGCGTCGCCCTTCTTGCTATCTGTGGCTGCGGCTTCCTTATCCGCAACGCCATTCGGGTTCACGTTGCTTTGGTTGCCCTGATTGCCTTGTTTCTCCGCACCCGCTTGTCCAAACATCCCATTCTGCTCCGCCCTCACCCCCGGCCCCGACAATCCCGCCGGCAGCAACTGCCACATCCGGGCCCTTTGCTGCTTGCCCGCCTCCACTATCCGTCGTTCGCCAATCACTCTGTCCCGCTGCCTCATTAGCTGCCTGCCAAAACTGGTCTTCTGGGCCCGCTCGTCGCCACGTCCGAAATCGAAGTCGCCCGTTTCAACAACCAACGGGAACAAGTCGGCCACGGCTACTTTCCGCTCTTGGAACTCCGTCCACCATGTTTCGACGAACGCCCTCCATCTTGAGCCTTCGTGGTCTGAGGCCTCGTAGAACTCCAAGAGGTTGTCCAGGAACCCTTCGATCCCGGCGTTTTTAAGAATGCCACCCAAGACCGTCGACCAGATCTCGTAGGACCCTAGCACCCTGGCGCCTTCGGCTTTGGGTTTACCGGCGGCTATCCAGACCCTTACCAGGGTGAGTCCGGCCCAGACCAGCGAGGCTCGATTTTCGGCTACCCATACCATTAGCTCGGGGTGACGAAAACCTTCGCGGAACCACGGCCTGTCCTGCTTTGGATCTATGCGGATCCGTATGGACCGTCGTGCGATTTCAGTGGACAGGGTCGGATTATTCCCGGTGGCTGCCCAGACGTGGGAAACAGGAGCGTTGATACTCGCGTTCTCGCCCAGCAATCTCTTGCTCCAAGTCGTGGCGGTAAGCGCTGAGGCAAGAGCCCCCGACGTCAAACCTCTCACGATGTTGTCAATGCAGAAGAGGGGCTTGCCTTCCTTGAGCGCCGTGGTGATGCATTTGTTCCATTCGTCGTCGTCCCCGGCCTCCGTGGTTGTTTCTTCCGCGGCGCGGCCGAGAGCGGGGTAGAGGAGCGCTTTCACCAACAGGCCTTTGCCGGAGCCCATCGTCGGAGCTTCCACCAAGTGCAGGGGTGTCGGGCCGTTTATCATGGACCTCACGAAGGGCACCAGGAATAGTGCCGCGGCGTTGGCCTTGTCCGATTGGTCAACAAACGGGAAGTCACCCAGGAGTTCCTCGAGGAGTAGCCGGCGAGCTTCAGAGACCTCTTTTTCACCAGGGGCAACCGATACTCCGGGAATGGATAGAGCGGATGCCGGCTCGTAATAGACTTGGGCGTCCGCGTGGTAACCCGGCGTCGTGCAGACCTCCCCTTGAGGCGAGAACACCGGGACTTCGACTATCCGGTCCAGCACGGGCAGCGGGTAGTCGGGTGTGGCCAGCACGTCGTGTATGATGTCCGGCGGCGGCTTGGAAGGGATCTGGTTACCGTCCTTCAATCGATACCAATCGATGCACCGGGCCAGGACGTACCGCATGCGGTCCGGAGTGAGTGGTTTGATTACCGGGGTACCTTTGTCGCTGTGCTCTATCCGCACGGGATCGCCGCCCCGGCGAAAGACCGACGGGGAAGAGCCGTTATAGAGCTGAAGCGCTTCCCAGGCTGAAGCCGTGACCGCGGGCAGATCCTGGGAGGAGGCGTTGATTGCGGGCTTTGGGACGTTGCCTGCCGCCAATCCCTTGGCGTCCATGGGCAGCGCGTTCGGGCCCGCTTTGGCCGATAGTTCCCACACGGGCAGGGCCTTCACCAGGGTTACCAGTTCGTCGGCGGTTCCGCCCGCCTCTATCCAATCACTCGCGTCTTTGACCTTGATTGGTTCGCCATCGGGTTTTTGGCGGTCCGGCAACTCCATGACCCGTATCTTGGAGGCCTTTCCCCACAGCGACCTTGCCACCTGTTGGGCGTGTTTCCGCCCCGCGTCGTCCTTGTCCGCTATGATTACCACGTTCGCGCCGCGAAGATACTCCGAATGATGGACCCGCCACTTCCCCGCGCCCATGGGATTGCAGGTAGCTACAAACCCCAGGCGTTGGAGGTTGTCAACGTCCTTCTCGCCCTCGGCTATCAGCACATTCAGTTTCTTTGACACTTGGGCCAAGACCTCGGGCAGCCGGTAAGGCACCGTCTCTACCGCGTCGTACCAGACGGCCGAGGGCTTGGGGCGATTGTTGCGGTCCTGGGACGCGCCTTGGGCCTTGCGGTAGTCCCCGGTCTTGGGGTCTTCTTCGTACCAGCCTTCCGTTACGGCCCATATATGATGGCGGTTGTCGTTGGGGACCGGGCGGCGCTGGGTGAAGGCCTTGGGCCTGAACCTGACCACTTGAAAGAGGAGGTTACCCTTAGCATCAAAGTAGTCGTAGACCTTCTCGATGGTTTTGCGCTGGGCGGGAGGAGGGTCGGCGTGGGGGAAAAGGTCGACCATCACAAGACCCCAGGCAGCCATGATGTCTTCGGGCCGGCAGTCTTGAGCGTGACACTTCAGGAGCACGGCGCCGCCGTCGCCTTCCGTGACGTGGAGGGAGGGGTGGTCGTCGCCGTGCGCCGGGCATGAGCACATGAAATCCCGGCCATGATCATTTATAACGTTTCGGGCCACGGACCGAACTTTCTCAAGCGGCGAAAGAGATGGACTGAACGTCATATGTACGGCCCCCGGTTCTCTCTCTGTCTATGTCTAAAACCAAACCGTAATGGTGGTTCTTTGTGGGTCTTAGGGCGCTACGTTACCCGGCCATCCCTTGGCCCTGGGATCCTCCATCTCAAACTCCCACAGCCCCAGGCTCCCCCGGGCCGGTATTGGCTCGGGCAGGGCGTAGATGTTGGAGAGCAGCAGCATGTAGCGGCCAGGCGAGTAGTCGCCGAAAGCCCATTCTTGTACGATGCGTTCACGAGTCGCCAGATTGCGCAGGTGGTTCTCGATGAGCAGGTAGGGTCTGAACTCCTCGCCCTCCCCCATAGGCACCACATCCACCAGGTCGCAGACGGCGATGATGCGACCAAGCGGAAGCAACTGGTCGGGTCGCTCGACAACAAGCCCGGTGGTGTCGTACCCCGGGTCGCCTGGCAAGTTGCGTACCCACGTGGTGAACACAGATATAAACGGTTCTCGGCTACACAGCTTTCGGTTCTCCCTCGGAAACCGCTTGCTGGCGTGGATGAGCAGCGGCCCTTTATGCCCTCCAGTGAAGTCGCGGGATCTTGTCTCGATCCTCTTGGCGCGAAGGGCGATGAGGGAAGCGAACGGCTGCATAATGGAAAGGGTCTTCACAGCGCAACCTCTCCTTTCATCTCAATTCCCATTGCCTTGGCTTTGTCCCTTATCTGCCGAATGAGCATCCGCAGTTCCCACTCGGGGTACTTCGCCTCAACACCCAATGCCTCACGGAGGTCGTATTGGATGCTCTCGATGAGTCCCTTCAGGGCCTCACGTTTCTGTTTGTAGCTCTCGCGCTCAGCCCAGGCCCGCGCCAGGTTCTCCCCGAACCGCTTGGCGATGCGTTCCTCACGGCCCTTGCCGTAGTCACTGCGCCTTGTAGGATAGTTGCCGTCTATGGCCTTGATCTCGGCCAGCGCCCTCTCACGGGCGGTCTTGCGGTTGCGGAGGAAGGCCACGGACAGGAGGGTGTCGGCCGGGACTTCGACGTCACGCACGGGCGCGGACTTCTTGAACTGCCAGCCACTCGGCCCACGCACAATGAGACCGGCCTCAGCGGGAATCTCGCGCTTATCGAGCATTCCCGCGGGACACGCGAAGTAGATCCTCTGGCAATGGGGAAGGTACCCCCGCCACTTGCCAGCCCTCACGTCGGCCAGGAAGTCGGCGCGGCTGACCTTGACCTCGTAGACGGTCAGGCAGAACCTCGTGTAGGAGGGCTTGATCTCCATGACGTCCACAAGTTGAGCGAAGGAGAGCTGAACGCTCCCCAAAGGCACGTTCCAGAGCACGGTGTCACGGGCTAGGGCCAAGTCCGTGGTCAGGGCCTCGTGGGTCCAGGTCTTGGCAGGGGCAGGGGCGGAGGTCACTTGGAGCCCTCCCCGGCGTTGGCCCTTGCAATGACCTGCTCAAGTCTGGTAACGGCAGGGTAATTGGGATCTAGGAGGAACTCCTTGTCGAGCGTCGAGAACCACTTCTCCACCGCCCTGCCCACTCTTGCATACCTCGCCTCCTCGTCGCGCTGTTGGGAGGAGGGGGTCAAGGAGAGGGCGGCGTCGATGGTCTGGAGAGCGCCCTGTATGCAGCCATCCGTCAACAAACGTGCGTTTACGATGCTACCGTGGGGGTAGGGCGAAATCGTAAGCATGTGCCTTATCGCCTTGAGCGCCTCATCCTTCTTGGCTATCGCCCCCTCCGCGTCCGCGAGGCGTTGCTCAAGGGAGGAGAGGTATCCCTGCGCTGCGTCGATTACGGCCTGCGCTACGAGTGGTAGGCTTCCCTCGTCAATAAGCAGCCTCCGCAGTTGGCGAGTAGGGGCCAGTTTCTCCGCAGCCTCGTGTAGCGCGATGTTGATAGCCATGCGGATGTCATCCACGAGGCTCAACCTCCTTGGCTTTGGCGATGACGTCGCGCAGATTGGTCAAGGTCGCCTCGACGTCCGCATATCCACCGGGTCTACTGTTGCCTTGGATCTGGAACTCGACGGACTCCACCCACTCCTCCACCGCGTCCGCCACCCTTCCCTTTTGCTCAAGCGCGGCGAGGTCGGAGGGAGACAGCACTACAACCTTTTGGTTGCAGCCGAAGCATCGAGAGGTAACTCGCTGCGCAAGGCAGGCGCACCGAATCTGCCCATCTTTGGTTGTCAAGGCATACACTGTGCGCTTATCCATTGACAGCGCCGCCCTTCAGGTAGGCGTCTACTCTGCGGCACAGTTGGAGGCTAGGTGGCCCGCTACGTTGCTCTGAGCCGTCCTCGCGCTTCTCGTAGACGTTGGCGAGCAGTTCACGGAGCAGAGCGCGAGTCTCTTTGAGTTCGTCGACGCAATCATCGAGGAAACCGCCCAAGTCTTTGGCCCGTTGCTCCAGCCCCTTGACCCGCTGCAGCATGGAGGAGCCGAGGGAGGTTGAGGAGAGGGCTTTCTCGACTAGGGTAACGGCTCTCACTTCATCGCAAGGCTCCTCGCATGTGCAGGCAGTGTCAACGTCCTTGAGAGGGCATGTCCCGATAGGCCAGCCGCCCTCATCGGGTTCGAGCAGAACCTTCTGTGCGGCCTCCAACGCCTCCCGCATCCCCGCACACGCCAGCAGAGCCTCGTCGCGCTCACGGGTGAGTCTTTCGACCTGGGTGAACTCAACTGACTCAGCGGGGCGCAGCTCCTGCTTGGGGTAGATGAATGTCTTGCACTTCGGGCAGACATAAGCCTCCATGCCCCCATACCAGAGGGCGGTGTCACCACAAATGGGGCAAACGATGGTCACGCTGTCGTTAGGCATGGTGGGCCTCCTTCTTCTTGAAACGCCTCATCCGGGTCATGCGGTAGGCTGTCGAACCACTCGCGGGATTTGACCTCTATCCAGAGCGAGTACCACTCGCCAGAGAACCCGCCCACATCCTTTGCGACAACTTCCTTGATGTCGGCAATCTCCTCGCGGATCTGTTTCTGATCCTCGGCGTCGGCGGTTTTCAAGTCCTCAGCCGCCCACACTTCGACGGTCTCAAGGGCATCTTTGGCGTTCTCATAGCAGTAGATCTCGCCCTCACCTTCAAGCTCCACAAAGTAGACTTTCATCGCTTCTCCCCCTCCTTCGCCTTCTGCGCGAGGTGATGTCTCTGACACTGGACGCAGTACCGAGGGTCACTCTTGGAGCAGTTGCCGGGAATTGAATGGTCGCGAAACTCGTAGGGCGGACACACGGGCAGTTTGGCGAGAGCATCCACCCCCGCCTCCACCATGCGCTTGTACTGGTCGCGCTCGGCCTTCATGGCGGCATAGCCCTTCTTGGCCAGCGGCTTTTCGGGTGTGCCGGGTCTGGGATTCTTCCGCCCGTTGATGATGTCGTGGTAGAGGTCATCCGCTATCCATAGGGCCTCCAAGAGGTCAGGGCAGGCGTGGCACGTCTTGGGGTGGCCATGCTCGCAGTCCTCGCACAGGCCATGGAGTTCGGGCTCTTCTACTTCGAGCCAGCGGGAAATGTTGGTGCGGATCTGCGCGTAGTGCTCCATGCGCCGCTGGTTTTCGGCCTCGGCCCTATCTGCTCGCTGCTCGGCGGTCTCGGTGCGGTCAATGTAGTGGGAAACGATGGCATACACAAAGGGGAAAATCACGTCGTTGCGCCGTTTGGCTCTCTCGAACATGGAATCAAGTTCAGCCCTATCCGCCGCTATGTCGCGCTTCTGCTGGTTGCCAGGCATGGGGGTTTGGTTACTCAAGGATCTTGGCCTCCTTCATCCGGGCAAGTAGGTCCGGGGGAACCGTGGCGTTGTCGATGTTCACCCTGCCGTCGGCATTGAACGCCGCCATAACCTCGTCCAGGGTGCGGAGGGGCTTCCTGGTGGATATGCTGTAGTGCTTTACACCCATTGTCAGGGCCAGGTCGGTGGCTAACCGGGCGATGCTGTCCTTGTCGGCCCCTTTGAGGTAAGCCTCCGCCAGACGCTTCTTCTTGACGTAGACCTCCACGGCGTCAGGCATGGGGGACACCTGCCTTCGCCGATTCAGCGGCTCTCTGGAACTGGTCCATCGTGAGGGTGACGGACTTGTCGCCAGCGCTCACGGTGATGAGCCCGCTAGACGGGTCGCCGGGGTCTTGTGTGGCGGCTTGCGCGACGCGACGTAGCAGTTCCTCGGTTAGTGGAGATGAGGTTTTGACCGCTTGCTCCTGGCCAGGTTCCTCAAACAGGCTTCGCACCTTGAACGTCTCCCAAGTCACGCCCTCGGCCAGGAGGTCGGGGATCTCAACGGCCAGCCAATCAGGCCCGGCCTTCTGCTCTACTTCCTTCCAGTCCTCAACGTCGTGGAGCGTTATCTTGCCTTCCCGGTCGATGTGGCGTAGTTGGTGGTAGATGAGCATCGTGATGTGAGCGTGGGTCAGGCCCATCCAGTTCTGCGGGTAGAGTTCGAGTATGTAGTCAATGCAAAGGCCGGTTGTGGCATAGAGGATGTCGTGGTACTTGGTCGGCACCACGTAGACCGCCGCGCCCTTGGGCCTGCCCTTGTACGTGGGGCGATCCTCGTGGTTCCGAATGAACAGGATATTGTTGACTACCTGCGCCGCATTCTCCAGTTCCTTGGGGAACTTGGCGCAGAGCCTTTCGGCGACCTGACGATATGGCTCAACAATCTCATACTTCATGGGCAGGACGGTGCCGATGATCCTAACATCGGGTCTGCGAGTCCTGACCTCATGTTCCTTGCGTCTGGCCTCAGCCAGAGTAGCCATCATCTGAGGGTCTAACATACTCATCTCCCCACCGCCGCCTTTCTTGCCGCTCTCATATGCACCGTGTCTCTGATCGCCTCGTGGTCCTCTCCCCAGACCAGGGCGTAGTCGGTAACGTAGCCGCCTCTGGGTAAGGCCTGCCATCGGGTGACTGCGAAGTGTACGCGGCCACGGATCGCGTCGCGGATCACCCGGACGATGAAGATGGCAAGGACGATCAGGGCAAGCCAGCCCAAGACCTGGAGGATGTCGCCGACGCGCCATACGATCTGCCAGAAGGTCATGGCTAGGCCTCCCTTTTGGCAGCCCGCTTCTGGGCCAGTTCCGCCTGCATCTTTTGGGTAGCCGCTTTCTGTGCCACGCGCAGCGCGTGAAGCTTCTCGCAACCGTCGTGGTACAGCCTCGCGGTGAAGTTCCAGCGCCAAGACCTGGCGCGAAGTATGCTGTTGCGCAGGCTACGCGGGCCGGAGCGTCTGATATTCGAGGTCTTAACTCGCTTCAAGAGACGTGCGAGCATGGGATTGTGCATCTATGTATCCTCCAATCTCTCTCACCCTCGAACTCGTAACGTTGCTGTCTCTCTGCCTCTTTGCTGCTCGGGCGGGGCGTGCCGCGAAGGGTAGAGGCCCCGCACAAGGGTCAACGAAACGAACCGCTACGTGGCGGGCTTGGGGGCGGGGTTGCCCGACATTACGGCGGCAATCTCGGCCTCGACGGCTCGAACCGTCCTCACGATGCCGTCCAAGAGATCATCAGACTGGATCGAAGCGTCGACGGTGATCTCAATGTTGCCGTTCGAAGGCAGGTTCTGGTATCTGACCACACGGACTCTTGAGTTTCTGAACAAGGGATTTCTCCTCTCTTTGTGAACACTAGTCGGCCTTCAACGTTGCCTTCGGACGCATCTATCCTCTAAACCGGGCGGGGCGGCCCGTCATACTCGCTCTCCTACCTCTCGGCCCCGAAGGTCGCCGGGTCCGGGTACCCGGGAGCCTCAGGACTACGTAGCCACGAAACGCTTGGGTCGGGTAGAGCAAAACCTCCGAAACTGGTTAGCCTTGTTCTTGCGGCTTCCATCCCTGGTCACCTCGATTCGTCTACTTAGAGTCCTTGCTGGGCTTTGCCCCGCCCGTGGAAGAAAACTTGGTCAGTGAATGCTTGCCGTGGTCGCCTTGCCCTCGATCACCCTCGCCTCTATCCCGAACGCCGCGCATATCTGAACGACACGTTGCGCTTCATCCCTGAGGATCCCGGCCATCACCTGGTCGTCGGGGTCTAGGGTCAGGGTGATCACAACCTCGGGCTCTTTGTTAGCACCCCGAAACCTCGCCACGTTCTCGGCCTTTTCGGGGGTCAGAGGATTCCCGGCTCTAGTCAACGTTGCGGTTGTTTCCTTCTCGGCGGCTTCCATGCCGGAGATCGCGGCGTCGAATTCATCCATGCGTTCCTCGCTGTCCGCTACCGGCTCCCCGTTGACGGCCACGACGCCTGATATCTCGTTGAATTTGTTCCTCGCGTTGTCGGCCTTTGAAGCAGCAGACGCCAGCGCCTCCTCATCCAGGGCGCGGAGCAGCTTGTCCCAGTTCGTACCGTAAAACCGCGTCGTGGAAAGGGATGTCGAAGCCATTGAGCCACCGAAGTTACGCCCCATGTTTCTGACCTCCATCCTTGACCGCCACGTCAAGCCTTGCGGGTCGGTCTCTATAGGTGTGAAGTTCGTCGATGACCGCCAGTATCTCAGGGCCGCTTTCCCGCTGCCTAAGTTCGGCCTGGACTAGAGCGGTAATCTCCTCGTGACTCAGAACCTTGTTGGCCTGGGCGAGGCAGACCGGGTACGGAATAGGAGCAACGCACTCCTCGCTCACGTCGTAGCAGGTCGCGGAAACCACGATTGCATGAGGTTCCTTGGCCTCGTAGAACACCACGCGGGTCTTGCCGCAAGGGTGCTTGTAGGCGACGGCTTTGATGAGGTTCATGGTCTCGCCGCTCCCTTCGCGATCTCCGTCAGGATGTCCACGGCGTCCGGTATGTCCGTCGCCTCGATCTCCAGGTGGGTGACGTGGAGGAAATTCTCCAACAGGAAGTCGCCGCGCACCACTACGTGGGCCCTGACCGGCAACGATTCAAAGCACGGCTCGGCAAGGTTTGATATCTCCACGTTCTCGAAAACGATCTCCACACTGTCCAGCCGCCTGACCTCAACGTTTTGATAGTTGCCGAGAGTGCGCTTGGGCTCGTGTCCCGGCTTGTACACCAAGCGGTTGCGGTTCTCTCGATCTTGACCTTGACTCATTGTCCAACCCTCCCCGAGAGTCGTTCAGCCAACTTGGAATTCCTCTCCGCTATCCGGTCGTTCCTAACCGCCTGCTTCAACGCCTCAACTTGGCAGATGACGACCAGCCGCTTCTTGGCGCGGGTGCAAGCTGTGTAGGCTAGGTTCCTTGCCAGCATGTGCCAGTGGCTTCGGGTCAGCACCACTATGCTTACCGGGAACTCCGAACCCTGGACTTTGTGGACGGTGGAGGAGAAGGCAAGTTGAAGGATGTTGGGGCTGGCGTACTTGTCGCCGCTTTCCTCGTCGCCCCAGGAGAACTCTACGAATTGGTCGCCGAAGTCTACCCTTAGAACCTCGGTTCCGTCGTCTAGGAGGCGGACGTCAACCACCACGCCCACGTCGCCGTTGTAGATGTCGTGGGAGTAGTCGTTCTTTACGACCATCACCCGGTCCCCAAGCCCTATCCCCTGTGTGCTATGCGCCGGGTTTACTACGTCCCGTATCCTGTCGTTGAGATTAGCAACCCCACTCGGCCCCTTTTTCATCGGGCTAAGCACGGCCCAACCGCTCAAGCCGTACCTGTCGTAGGCTTCCTTGGCGGCCTCTACGGCGCGGTCGGCGGCTTCCTCGGGGGTAGCAACCTGGACTACCGTAACGTCATTCCCTGGGTAGTCAGACTCCTTGAGCGGCGGGACTTCGCCTGCGTTGACTTGGTACGCGAACATCGAGATCCCAGAGCCTTCCTCTTGGCGGTAAACATACTGGAGGCGGACGACGGGGACCGCGCCTGAGTTGATAATGTCTCTCAAGACTGAGCCCGGACCCACGGAGGGTAGCTGGTCAACGTCGCCCACCATGACCACTTGCATGTCGTCGGGGCAGGCAGAGAGCAACGCATCCATTAACCTCAAGTCGATCATGCTGGCTTCATCAATCAGCAGGACCCCGGCCCGGAACTGGTTGTCCTCGTTGTAGGCGAACGCCCACTTGTCACCTATGGGCTGGTAGCCGAGTAGCCGGTGGATGGTCGAGGCCTCGCGTCCCGTGAGTTCGTTGAGCCTCTTTGCTGCGCGTCCGGTCGGAGCGCATGAATATACAGGCCTTGTATGGTCTATGGAGTCATGTATGGAGAGGATGGTTCTAGTCGTGAACGATTTCCCGGTACCGGGACCTCCGCTCAAGACACTGAACCCGTGGGTCAACGTGGTGCTGACCGCTTCGCGCTGTTTGGCATGGAGCGTTACGCCCTGGTTCAGTTCCTCCTTGGCTATCAGCCCCTCGATCTCGGCCTCCTTGCCTTCGTTGAACTTAGCCGCCGCCAGCCTCCGTATCTTTTCTGCCACCCTCTGCTCCGCGTCCCGCATCTCGCGGAAGTAGATTGCGTCGCCGTCTCTGACCAACACCTCGCCATGTATCAGAGCGTCCACGGCTTCCTTGACCAACACAACGTCGGGAAGGCTACCCAGAACCTCTGGCAGCCTCTCCTTGCCGCGATCAGCCGGGTCCCTACCCAGTAGCTGGTTGGGGGTGAGGTAGCAGTGCCCGTCGTTCTCGGCTTCCTTGAGGACATATTTGACGGCGGCCTGGATGCGGTAGGGTGAGTTGGGATCTAGGCCGGTCTGCAATGCTATCACGTCGGCCGTCTTGAACCCCACGCCGTCCAACTCCTCGGCCAGCAAATAGGGGTTGTCTTTGACGATGGTTACAGCGTTATCGCCATACTTCTCACGGATGATCCGGGCCATGCGTGGCGTGATGCCCTCGCGGCAGATGAGCCCTGCTAACTCGGCTAGTATGGGGTCGAAAGCCAGTTGGCGGGATAGCTCCTGACGCTGCAGTTCAGACAGCCACGTTAGGGCATTGAGGATGGAAGGATCGGACTGTATCTTCTGTAGACAATCATCGCCCAACACCCCTACTATCCTCGCGGCCTTGACCGGGCCCACGCCGTCAACGAGGGTTGACAGGTAACGGATGATGCCGTCCTTGGTAGAGGGCAGGCGCAGGTCGTAGCTATCAAACTTCCACTGGGGGCCGTACTTGGACTTGGTGTCCAGACGACAGCCGCGGAACTCGTACTCCTCGCCTTCGCGGGGAGAGTCCATGGAGCCGACTAAGGTCAGAGAGTCAAAGCCGTAATCGGGATCGGAATCCGCCACGTTGAGTGCAGGGCTTTCCTTGACGCTGGGTTCAAGCCGTAGCACGGCCCACCCGTCCTTGGCGGACTGGAACACCACACGGGTTATGCGACCTACTATCACCGGAGCTACGTTACGGTTGGTCGCCTCGTCGGTTAGGGAGGGTTGGCGGAGGGCGGTCATGGCTGCACCGCCTTTGCGAGAAGGTAGGCGCGGCAGATGGTCGGCTGTAGTTCATCGCCGCACACAACAACTTCGCCGGGGTCGAACGACATACGCCCAACTGAGACCCGATAGCTACCATCGCTGTAGAGGGTGAGCACTACACTCACCTCGTCACCCTCGATGCGGCAGGAATCGCGCATCACTTTGAGCAGAGACATTGCTGCATAATCGTTGACGGGATAGTCGGGGGTAAACCGCCATGCGCCTTCGGCGGTCTTAGCAATTGCCAGAAACACAACGCGACCATCAGGGGCGTAGAGCAAGAAGTTGCCGTAGCTTTCCCTGACCGTGTACCCCCTCGCCTCCGCAACCGCCTTCCGCAACTCCAGCCCTTCCAGCGCAAGAATCTCCTCGCGGGTCATAGTTCCACCGCCTTGAGAGTATCCTTCAGGGCCTTCCAGAGAGCGTTGCGCTCTGCTTGGACCTTTCTAATGTGCGCCTTGTCGGCTTCATCGTCGCCACTGAACTGCCACGCCTTGGCGGCCTGAACGTGGTCGAAGAGCGCCTTGGCGGCGGCAGATACGTTGCGGAGAGCCACGGCCTGTTTAATCCAGTAGGGTAGGGCGGCAGGCGCGGTTACGATGAACTGGCAGATTGCCTCAGCTTCCTCATATTGAGCGCCATCATCTTCAGATAGCATGTGATCGTAGTCGATGCTGTGCTGGCAATCCCAAGACGCCGAGCCACCAATCGCAGTGCCCATACGAATCTCGTGACCGTCATCCGTCTGTTCGTACTCCCACTCTCTGGGAATCGCTTCACACTTAGCGAGGTCTGCAGCTGCGTCGCGTTCTGCGCCGTCAACCTTGGGCACTATGACGTGGGTCTTGGCTAGCTCAGCGAGGATCATCTGGGCGTCCTCGCGGTACCTGTTCTTGTACGCGGTTGGCGAGTCGTCCCATATCTTGGCGATTTCGGGCGATTCGGGGTTAGGCGACACGAAGCCTACGCCGTGCAGTTTCTGTGCCACAGCGTTAACTAGCGTCGCGTTGAACTGCGCTCCTTTGGCCTCGTTATCCATGAATGTCACCCTCCTCATCCCTTATCTCTCCAACCCCCACCCCACGCGCCCTGTCCCACGCCTCGCTGAGCGCGAAGAGACCGATGGCGGCCAAGCCGAGGATCGTTGCCACGCTGGCAACCCAAAGGAAACCGAGGAGTCTAAGAGACATCGAGACCGACCTCCTTCCTAGGCCAGCGTAGCCCGAAGTCTTTAGCCTTGATTTTCACCATGCGCCCGTCGGGATGGTGCCACACGATGCCTTCAATGGGCCGCTCGGCCAGGTACTGCTTGATGCCGTCGAAGTCGCGAGGGACGTTCTCTAGGATGGTGCAACCGTGACGCAAGAGATAATGGGAGGGGAACTCCTCGTTGTTGTCGCGCACCTTGGGGCCAACCAACTCATAGGTGCCGTCTGACATAGCGGGATAGAACGCCTCACGGTGCCATCTATCCTCGGGCTTGTCGGTAACGGGAATCCATCCAGGCCAATGCAAGCTAACGGGATCGGGGTCTTGCGCGGGTACGAAGTCGGCAGGCGGGGTCTTGCCATGCTTCGCGTCATATCGCTTGAACAGTTTGCCATCCTGGATCATGCAGCAAGTCCCGTCATACTTCCTTGTGGCAACGCCTTCCCCGGCGATCACCCATTCCGCGCCGGGTACAACCTCGTTCCGCACAAGGCGGTCGGTATCGTAGTTGCGCTGGAACAGGCTGATTATCTTCTTCATGCCACGTTCCCCCTTCCAGCCTTCTCCCTGGCGACCGCGATCCTCGAAAGCCCCTCTTGCCTCACGTCCTCGGGCAGACCCTTGGCCTTGACGATCCCTTCCAAGATCCCCTGGATGTCCAAGAACCTGGACTCGTCGGTTATCCGTAAGCGGGCCATGAAGTCGTCCATCTGCTTGTCGCGGGCGGAGGCGAGTTCGAGGTGCTCGCGGGAGAGTACCTCGTGGGCGGGGCGAGCGGAGGTCAGAGGGATCAACGTCGTCTCGATGACGGGGGAGCCCAGGCCCCAGAGTTCGGGAGGGCCCCACTCATCATCAACGACCCGGTTCTCATGGAGGCACTCGCAGACCACGAGTCGTTTGCCGTATTCGACCTTCTGAGAAGCCATGTAACCCGCGAGCGGCTTGCCGCACTTGCTGCAAATAGGAGCCGTTCCGGAGTAAGCTTCGAGCATACAGACTTGGACTTGCCTCTCCATCTCTCCTGGATGCGCTGAAAGCCTGACTAATGCGCCGGGGTTGATGAACACGACCTCGCCGCCGGCCTTACGGGGCAGCCTCTTGACTCCAAATCCCAGGTGCTCATGCCCTGCGATGACGACGCGGGGGCAGTCGGGATGCTTCGCCACGTCCGACATGAGGGTATGCTTCATCTCGAATCCGGGGGATTTCTCAAGGAGCATCCCATGGGCCACGTGGATGATGAAGGCGCCGGGCTCTTGGACGTATGCACGATCTAGGTTGGGCAGGTAATTGTCAGGGCCGTTGTCGGTTTCAGTGGAGAAGCCAGTACCAGAGATCGTAGCGTGTCCGGCAAGCCAGGGCGACTTAGTAAGGTCGCGGATCAGCCCGGTCGCGCTCAGATGGCCGTAGACAGTCCGCACCAGTGATTCCTGGCTACCAGCGAACTCATCATGGTTACCGGGGACGGTCAGGACGACAGGGTCTTGGCCGCGCAAGGTGCGTTCCAGGGAGGTCAGCGTGGAATATGCCAGGTTGGGCGAATCCCCGATGTCTCCTGGTATTAAGATCTGCTCGCAGCCTTCACGCTTGGCTATGGCAAATACCTCGGCTATCTTCGCATCCAACGTCGCCTGGAAGTCGTCCAGCCTTGCCCTTGGAGGGTTGGCCCTGTAGTGCCAGTCGCCTGTGATGAGGAGCTTCACGATACCGCCTCCTCTGACACCCGCGCCTTGTCCTCAACGTCCTTCCACAGTTCCCGTAGCTCGTCGGGTTGAATCTCCCTAACCTGGCTGATCCCGTTCTCCTGGCTGACCCAGTAGATGAGGTCGCCGGAGAGGGCCAGGGTGACGTTGTGGGTGACTAGGGTTATCTGCCGGTTAGTCCGCAGGGCGTAGCTCTTCAAAAACATGGCCAGGTTGTGGCTGTACTGAACGGAAATCATCTTGGCTATCTCGTCCAGGATGACCGGGCCTTCCGGCCTGGGAATGGATAGCTCAAGGAGTGCCAGCCGCAACGTCAGGCTAACAATGTCCACGATCCCGCCGCCCCTTGAGTCCTCGGGGTTGTTGGCAACCTCAACACCCGCCACGTTGCCGTTGGTGGTTGTGGCGTCGTTGTAGATTGACACCACCTGCCAGTCAGCCCAACTCACCTCGCTGACCTTCCTAAAAGCCACCTTGAAGCTGAGGTCGTCGCGTCCCAGGATGATCCGCAGGCCCGCGGTGACCGTGGCCTCGATTCGCTCCACCAACTGCTTACGGGCGAACTCAGTGACTTCGGTGAGGAGGGCCTTGGTTAGCTGCCAGCGGGTCAAGTTGGTCAAGACGTTGCTATGCAGCATCTCCTTGTCGGCCTTCTGAGCCATCAGCAGGTCGCGCTGACCCCGGCCCGAGTCGTACCTAGACCGGGCTAGGGCCAGCGTTCCCTGGAGGGAGGTTAGGGTTACCATCGGTGCTAGACCGAATGTAGCCACATCCCTCACCCCTGGATCGGAGCGGCTGGCATGTTCAAGTAACGCTCCGCTTCGCTCTTGTCAGCAGTTATCTTGGCGTCGAGTTCGGCCAAGGTTTTGTCAATGGCCTCGGGAACATCCTCGTCCTTCTCGGCCACGACATCGTTCTGACGGGCATCCTGGCAGATCTCGACCTGCTTTTCCTTGAGAGTCTTGAGGTTGGTCTGAGCGACCAACGTCTGCCTGCGGCCTTCTTCGATGATGCCTTTGGTCTTCTGGAGCCAAACGACATTCTCGGCGTCGGCCTGATTGTTAGGGGTAAGGTTCACGATGCTACCTCCTTCACGAGTTGGGGATCAACAGTTGACCCGCAGAACGGGCATGTTCCGAGGGCGACTAACTTGTCTGCGTAAGCCTTCTCGGCGTCGCCCAGCGCCTGCGACTGACGCCTGAGGTTCTCTTCGCCTACGACCTGGGCCTCAAGGTTGGCGGTGAGCCGCGAGCGAAGGCCACGTAGGGCTGTAGATTTTCGAATTGACAGTTCGATGCGGACCGCGATCTCGGCGGCCCCTTCCACCCCGGCGTACTTTGCGACGACCGACTCCTGGTCGTTCTGCCTGCCGGCGTTCTCGTAGAGCGCAGACTTTATCTGGCGGAGCCTCGCGGCCTGGTCTCTGGACTCGCTGACGCGAGCCATGAGGCCAGCGGCCTTCTCAACGTTGGCCCACCGGCCAAGGGTCGCTTGGTGGGTGGTCTGCGAAGTAATGTTGTCGCCGAGGGCGCGACGGGTATTGCGCAGGTTCGTGGTGCGCCGAATACCCGAATCCAAGCTGGCGACGATAACGGCCGCAGGCTCTACGCCCTGCCACTTCTCGTTGACTGCTTCGGCCCTTCTGATAGCCTCGGAGGTTAGGGCCAGCCCCTTCTGAGCCTCGCGAAGGTTGGCGGCCCGGCGGGCATCGCCCTCTATCCTCGCGTGGATAGTCGCGGCTTCCTCGACGTGCGCCCATCTATCAGCGATCTGCTGCCAAAGGGCAGTGTCCCTAGCCGCCTTCTCGATGGCGGCCTTGGCTTTGCGAAGGCGCTGGGCTCGATTCACGGCGGGCTCTAGCTTGGTGATGACCAGCAGTTCCAGCCGGTCAAGGTTCGCCCATTTGTTCAGGATCTTCCTGGCTTCTAGTTCCCTGGCCGCCAAATCGTTCAATCGTGTGCGGATATCGGCCAGGTTGTCGCGGCGGGCTTCCGCTTCCTTGACGCGAGTCAGGATTGCCTGGGCGATGTCCAGGTTCTCCTTGAAAGGCTCCAGCCACGCATACTCACCGATCCTTGCCTCCAGCCCTTCGACCTCTTCGGCCAGCCTCTTCTCGTCCTGGTTGGCGTGGTAGATGTCGGCATTCAGGGCCTTCTGGGCTTCGTCCACTTCCTCTGTCCCGGCCAGCTTGCCGAGGATCCGCGCCCGCTCGGGCGACGATACGCTAGACCCCAGGAACGGGCCGTCCAGTTGCTCGCTCAAATTGAGCGCCACGTCGCGCTCGCCGACCTTGACCAGGCGAACGCCCGTAACGTCTACGACTTCCTGCGGGACGTTGCCGCTCCCGCCGAAGCCCTCAAGTTTCTGGCCGCCGTCCGTCTGACCGGGCTTGACTATCCGGTAGCGGTTGACGGAACCCCGGGACCTCTCGCGCACGACCTTGACACCGTCCCCCATCTCCACGCCCACGGTGGCTTGGTTGCGGCCGACGCGGATGTAGTCCGTGCCGTTGGGGACGTTGTAGAGGACCAGACGGAGGCCGCGCACCAACGCGGTTTTGCCCGAGTCCGTAGCCCCCGCGATCACGGTTATCTGACCGGGCGGGGCTATGGCGATCTTGGTTTCCTCATGAGATTGAAAATCGCTAAGCCAAAGCGATTTGAAAACGTGGTTACTCACGGATTGCCGCCTCCTCTAGAGCAGCGGACAAGTTGCCAAATCTGTGCATGTAAGTGGTCTGCGAGGGCATGCCGTTCTTGCGACAAAGGTCCCGGTACTGAGGAACGCGCTCCACCTTTGCGCGAAGCGCACGCAACGCGTCTAGCAAGTACTCGCGCGTGTACTTGGGTGTGGGCGGTCGGCGCTTCGGGTGAGGATGTTCCTTTTGCAGGTGCTCACCCTTAGTCGCGCACAGCTTCAGGTTTTCGATGCGGTCATCGGTAGAATCCCCGTTGATATGATGTATGGTTTCGCTATCGAGAAGCACACGCCCAAGGTAGGCCTCCATGGCTGCACGATAGTAGAGAATGGTTGAGCCATCTCGGCAGACTATTCGCCAGCGATTAAGGCCCGTGTGAAAGCTGAGCCCCATGTTGTACTGATTGTTCCGCGGCCCTCTGAGGTGGTGATTGTGTATGAAGCGGATGGGCTGCCCTTTGACCCAGCCATTGCGTTTGCTCGTGCAGGGTGCGATCTTAGTTCTCTGCCCGCATCCGCACTGGCAGAAGCCGTAAGGGATTGGCGGCCCTGATCTTTGGACTGCGTTTGAGTCTACAGATGATGTATCCTTGTCCACGGGGAGTTGTGACTGCGACACGCTTGTTACCTCCCTGCCTGGGGTCGGATGGCGGTCCGGCCCCAGGCGCTTCGATGTGGGAACTGAACGCTACGCTAGTTGGTGGCTAGAACGGCTCGCTGTCGGGCTTCTTGGCCGGCTCGGATTCGTCGGTGTTGTAGTCCGCATCCACGACCTTGACCGTCTTCATGAGGGGCAGCAGGGCCTCGATGTAGGCCTTGAGCCCAGCCATCTTCTCAGGCGGCAGTTCGCCTACTTTGCTAAACGTGGCCTTGCTGTAGGTAATCCCCGCGCCGCTCTGAGCCTTGGTTAGTTTGATGGCCGTGGCCACCATGTAGAACGGCATCTTGGCCTTGCTTGTCAGGAACCTCATGTAGTCGCGGAGGTTGACCAGCGACGTTGGAGGCAACGTGAAGAGGTAAGGAAGGATGTCGTTCTCCGGCAGAACGTAAACCCTGTGAAGGTTCTTGCAGGCCTTGCCCCTCCCGCCCTCGCCGTCCGACTCCCATTGATTAAAGCGACACTCGGAGCAGTCGCCGCCGGGGTTGCCGACACCCAGCATGCCGTCTAGGGCCACGCAGGCGGGCGGGTTGTGCTCGCCAGTGAACTTGTCGGGCCAGTAGCAGTTGACGGGGTGCTTGTGGAGGATGACTCCAACGATCTCGGATACCGGCTTGGGTTGACCGTTCTCGTCGGTGGTCTCGAAAGCGAGGCCCCCGCCCGCCGGGATCTTCACACGCTCAAACTGGAACCCGGACTGGTCGCCCAGGTTGTCCTTGATGACGTCCATGATGTTGCCGATCTCTAGGGCGGCTAGAGGATACGAACCACTCGCCACTTGAATCGCAGATTCCTTTGTCATGCTTCCTACCTACCTTTCTTTCGTCTCCTACCTAGAACGGTTGCGAGGAAGACGGTCGCGGCCTATCGGGCCTCGGCCCGTCCACACCCAACTTGGCGTACAATTTGATCTCCGCGCCTACCAGCTCACTCACCGACCCGTACGCCTGAAACTTATGCTCCAGCGCCTCGTACTCGGCGGTCGCATCATCCAGCGCCCTCTGCGCTTGGCGGGCGTTGCCTTGAAGTTGCAGGTATTCGGGGTCCTTACCCTTGCGGGTGGTGAGTTCGGCGCTACGTTGCTCGGCGTTTGAATACTTGGCCTTGCCGCCTTCGTTGGCTTCGGTGGAAATCTCAAACCTGACCGCAGCCTCCCGCTCACCCAGCAGGGCCTCGACGTCCTTCAGGGCCTGGCGGGCCGTGGTAACGAGGGATTTCTGGGCGCGAATGGTCTCGGGGAGAGAGACAAGGGACTCTTTGATTCGCCCGGTGTTGAAGTCCCGGAGGATGCTAAGAGCCGAAATTACTGGAGAGAGGTCGGAGGCGGTTGCGTCCTTGCGCTGCTCGATTTCAATTGTGTCGTTGGCTTTAACACAGAACGTCTTATCTTCGAACACCACCCGCAAGAGTATGTTGCCCTTGTTATCTCTAACGGCCTCTCGGACTGTCATCCCATCGAACTTATCGCCTACTACCAATTCCTTTGCCTGTACTGCCACCTTCATACTTTTGTCCTCCTTTCACTGATTGCCGCTAGACCGAGCAACGTTGCTGCTGGTATCCCGAACCACACCACGATGCCGAATAGAACCTGGTGGCTAACAGGCCACGTAGAGACGACGTTGCGGATGAAATCGCTCATGGGAGAACGCCCATGCGGAGTTGTTCAGAGCGTGTTGCCGAGGGTTTGGCGTAGTCTGTGTTGACTGTGACGTTGATAACGGTTTGAGACTCCCCCAGCCTCGCCACGATCCCGCCTACGATGTTCTCGATGTCGTCATGGTCGATTCTGTGGGCCTGCAAAGTAGCCCTGACAACCTTGAGCATGACCTCGTCTAGAGTGAAAGGCTTTCTGCCTTCCGCCTTCGCCAGCATTCGCCTGAGGACCGAGCATCTGGCTTCGGCGTCGCTCAAAACCTTCTTGAGTTGCAGGACGTGGCTGGGACTGTTGGGGTCAATGGTGCAGGCCTGGGTTTCCTCCAAGGGATAGATGGGCTTGGCCCCAGTGATCTCGCATTCGGCGGGCCAGCGGCCATGGGTTCCGTCTGCCGAATCCTCGTATTTCTGGTTGAAGTGGGCGGCTAGACATAGACAGTTGCATTTCATGGGCGCAGCAACGTTGCTGGCAGCCTGCGGCTTCTTGGTTACTTGCTGCTTCACTGCTGTATCTCCCACAATGAGCGCCTCCCGTGTCTCTTTACCTGGGGACTGCCGTTCCGTTAGCCTTCGGGTCTGAGAACTTTCGGGTTCGAACCAAAGAGAGGTTGCCAGCTAGGACGCTTGACGATTACTAACCACTACTTCCTGCGGCTACGTGGCCGGGACGTCGCCCCGGCAATCTCTCTTTGCGCCATCACCTCCGCCAGTTCGTTGTGGGCAAGGTTCTGGTGTTGCTGCTTGTCCCACCAGTCGATGAAGTCTTTGCGCATTACCAAGCACCTGTGGCCCTTGCCGTGACCGCCGCCCCTGGTGACGTGGTGGAGTTGCCCGGTCCGGCAGAGCATTTGCAGGTACTCATTGTCCAGACCACTCCAGCGGTTCAGGTCGGGGATGGTCAAGATGTCGTAGAGCGACAGGCCGCCGGAGGACTCGGGCAACGTGGCGGACGTGAGGCCTGTAGCGGTAGCGTTGACTCCCGCCGCCACGTTTCGGGGGCTTGTCCGAGGCAAAGCCTTAAGGCTTTCCGCCCTAACGACCACCGGCGCCGGCCTCCTTTGGATTGGCTGTATTGGCCTCTGGCGTGGCAACCGTCGGGAAGTGGCGGACTTCGATGCCGTACTCGTAGAGATACTTGCGAACGGTGAAGGCGCTTATGGGAACATCTTTCCCGCGAAGGAACTCAGCGATCTTCTCAATGCTTAGGCCCTTCTCGGCGTACAGCTCTCGAAGCACGTCCCTAAAGGGCTTGTCCAGTTGGACCTCCACCAGCTTGACTGTGGCGCTGTCCCTATTCACGTCATCACCCCTGCCTAAGCGTGTTGGAAACTCCAGTCTAGCAATCTGTAAAGCCTGGATTCGAAAAATGGGCCTTTCGACCCACGCGGTATATATTGTTGCTTAGCGTTCCGCTATCTATAATCTAGCAAACGACCCAATAGAAATCAATAGGTCTTTGCAAAAAATCTCTTATAATAGCAAGGAGCAGAACGGGTTCCTCGCATGCGACATTGACCTAACGCCGGGACTAAGAAGCCAGAAAGAGGTAAGCGAAGATGTTGGATTATGTGAAGGTCGGTCGGAAAATCAAGGAGGCGCGCGACCACCAGGGGCTGACTCAAGATCAGTTGGCGGCCATTCTCAACTACAAAACTGGCGTCACAATCTCGGGATGGGAGAATGGTAACAGAAAGATCGGTACGGACGATCTCTTGAAATTGGCCAATGTTTTGCATCAACCGCTTGAGTATTTTATTGGGGAAGGTCCGCTGGAAACAGAGAGAATAGATCCGGCCAGCATGTCGCAGAAGAGCCTTGGTGAGTTGCTCGGCGTGAGGTACATTCCGGTCGTTGGTAAAATTGCAGCCGGGAGGCCGTTATTCGCCATGGAAGACATCGAGACGAAGATCCCCATACCGGTCGGCACAACACCCAAACCCGATTTTGCGCTACGGGTGGGCGGCGACAGCATGATAGATGACGGGATCAAGGATGGAAATCTGGCACTCATCAAACGGCAAGATAACATAGACTTCCCCGGACAGATAGCCGCGGTTGTAATCGGAGAGGAAACCGCATTGAGGTATGTCTTCCCTTCGGAAGACGGAGGCTGCTGGCTGGTGGCCGGGAATCACGCCTGCCAGCCCGTCAAAGTCTCGAACATTGAAGATGCTCACATAATCGGTGTGTATGCCGGAGGGTTTCAGCCCGCGCCTGCCAGTGCGTCTTTCCAATTCACGCCGCCCACTGGCTCCACTCGTACCAGCCAGGATTTCGGCCCAGCGTCAGAGGACGACGAACGCAGAGCCGGGCAGGTGTAACGTGGCGTTGGAATGGCGACGCCTCTTGGCGGGCATTATCACCTTAACGTTACGGTGGTATACTAGCCCCGAGGTGAGGCTTGTCCGTGAGGGGCTGGGTAGAGAACCGGTATAAGAAGTCATGGACGCTCATCGTTGACTTGGGCGAGGACCCCGTAACCGGCAAGCGGGACCGCCGGGCCAAGTCCATTCCTAAAGCTCAGTATCCTCTAAAGTCCGACGCCAAGGACGAACTCAGGCGGTGGCAGAACGAAATCGAGGCCGGGATCTCTGCCAGGTTTTCCAACATCACCGTGTCCGAGTACCTTGCCCAGTGGGAACGTGACTACGTTGAGCCGCGGCTGGCCCCATCCACCACCTACGGTTACAAGTCGATAATCAAGAACCACGTCAACCCCTATATCGGACGTTTCAAGTTGGACGCCCTTCGGCCTAAGCATATCCAGAGCCTCTACACGTTGCTGTCCGATAAAGGGCTGGCCCCGAGGATGGTCCAACTAACCCGAGCCGTCCTTCGCGAGGCTCTGCGTCACGCCGTGGAGTGGGAGGTCATCGGGCGTAACCCGGCCGACGCCACGCACGCGCCCGTCCCCAAGCGGAAGAAGGTCCAGTGGCTGCTGGCCAAGGAGGCCCAGGCGCTCCTCGAGTACTTTGCTGCCCACAATCCACGTGATTACCCGTTCGTCAAATTGGCGCTGGCCACCGGTATGCGCCGTGGCGAGATCCTGGCGCTCAAGTGGTCGGACGTAGACTGGGCTAAGGGGCACGAGGCCCTGGCGGTGGATGAAACGTTAGTCAAGGTCGGGAAGGATATCCTCTTCACGCCACCCAAGACCGAGAAGTCCCGCAGGACAGTCACCATAGATGAAGGGACCGTGGCGTTTCTCAAGGCCTACCGGAAGGTATGGGCTGAACGCAAACTGGCCGCCGGTCCCGCTTGGCAAGGCTATGATCTGATCCTGCCCAACGAAGATGGTTCGCCCCAAGACCCGGTGCTCCTCACCAACCGCTTCAAGTACCACGTAGAGCCCTTCGGCAAGCCAGGCTTCCGAGTCCACGACCTACGGCATACCCACGCCACGTTGCTCCTCCTGGCCGGTGTGCATCCGAAGGTGGTCCAGGAACGGCTAGGCCACGCCACAATAGCCATCACCCTCGACATCTACTCCCATGTAATCCCCAGTATGCAGGAGGACGCGGCAAAGAAGATGGGCGAAATCATTCCTAGCAGGGATGACAACGGTTTCGTACACGGTTTGGGGAAGAAGTAAACTTCGCAGAATCGCCCTTCGTATCAAAATCCCTGCTAAACACTGGTGCCGGAGGCGGGAGTCGAACCCGCACGCGGGGTTACCGCACACGATTTTGAGTCGCGCATGACAGGCTTTTGAGCAGGGGCAGAAGGACGAGTTGCCGCATAAAGCCTGCTAACAAAACCCTCGATACCCCCGAGAAAACCTATAGAACCCTCGTAACTTAGCAACGATTTGCCCCACGGTTTCATATTGGTCAGGCCTACCTTCATATGTGTTAAACACGCGGGTGCGGTAAGCGGGACGCTACAGACAACGTGGCGGTTCGCTGACCAAGAGGAAGAGATAGAAGGGGATTAGCTCGCAAGAAAGGAGGCAACGACAACGGGTTCAAAGTTCTTCGCATTTCGGGAACCGGACCAGGCCGTGGCCGCGTGGTTACGGTCCAGAGAGGCGGGAATCTCGGCGACGGTCAGGCGGGCGGTGAGGGTGCTGATGGCAAGGGATGGAGAGGTAGGTGAGCAACGTGGTGGGAGGAAGCGGCAGGGACAGGCACGACGACGAATGGTTGGTGCCTCTGGTCAAGGCGACCAAGAGGTGGTGGCTTCGGAGGATCAAGGGCGAGGTTGCGCTGGCGGCCGTCCTTGATACCTTCGACGCGACGGAAGGGTTCGAGACCCGTAACGGCCAGGCGCCGATATTGGTTAAGAGCGTCAAGACCGATTACGGCCGGCGGCTTATCTGGCACCTGCCAGCAGGGATCCCGAGTAAGCGGGTAACGGAAAACCTTGAGGCCTTCGAGGAACAGGTCAACGGCAGCATCACGATAGAGCGCCACGGCGCCGACTTGTTCATGGACGTAGCCACGAAGCCGCTGGATACCAACGCGCCTTACACTTGGCAGCCGCCCGAGAATGGCAAGGGGACCGCCGGGCTGATCATCCCCATCGGCATCACCTACACCGGCCTCGTAACCGTCGAACTCACGACGTTGCCCGACCTCCTCATCGCCGGCAACAAAGGCGGGGGCAAGACCACGGCGTTGCGGGTTGTTGCGTATTCCTGCCTGTTACAGGGCGCGGTAGTCCTCATCATCGACCTAAAAGGCGGGACGGACTTCGGCCCCTTCGAGCGTCATTGCCCGTTGGCGGTCACTGAACCGGATGCTTTGCGGATGCTCGCACTACTCAACGGAGAACTACGCAGGCGATTCTCGGTGCTGCGCGCCGCCCAAGTAGAGAAGGCCCAGGACTACAAGGGATCCGACATGCCTTGGATCGTCCTGATTATCGACGAGCTAGCCGAGATACGCGACAAGGCCACAATCAAGGAACTGGACTCGCTCATGAGGTTGGCGAGGGCCGTGGGGATCAGTGTGGTGGCGGCCACCCAGCGACCGGCTCACGACATCCTGCCCAAGTTCTCAAACCTCCGGATGCTGTTCTCGGGCCGGCTGGTGTTCACCATGCCGAAGGAGGAAGACAGCAGGATTATCCTCGGCAACGACATGGCCAGCCGGATCCCCCGCAACATACCCGGACGCGCTATCTGGCAATGGGAAAGCGACGGCGTTGAGGTCCAGTGTCTCAACCTGTCATTCAAGGAGGCACAGAAGCGGCTCAAAGGTCTGCCGCACCGGGTAGACAGAGAACCGGAGTTTACGGAAGGAGTGTTTGCGATTGAACGACGTCCGGCGCGGCTACCTCCGAGATAGCCGGATCGTAGCGGGGATCCGCGAGATGAAGGCGCTCACTACAGAACAGGTGAGATGCCTATACTTTCGCGGGCTACGTTACGGGTTACGCAAGGCCCAGGAGAGGCTGCTGAAGCTCGTGAGGGAGGGGCGGGTTAAGAGGACCCGGGCGGGGCCGGAGTACGCCTACTACGTCGATCGGGAACGTCCCGGCCAACTGGACCACGTGGTGGCGGTCAACTGGTGCCGCATCTACCTTGAGCGTAGCCTTCTCCCGCAGGAGCGGCTAACGTGGATGCAACCCGATTACGGCTTCCTGCGACCTGACGGGCTGGCGCTCATCGAAAACACGCTCACAGGCAACGTCTACGGCTGGTACGTGGAGGCTGACCTGTCGGATAACCGCTTCGATAAGGCAGGGCTGTACGCAAGGCTCTACGAGTCAGGGGCTTACGAGGGGGAGTGGTGGGTAGGCAAAGCTCGAGTATTCCCCGGCGTGTTGGTGGCTACTCATAGACCGGTTGCGGTGCAACGGGCAATCAAGCGCGACAACGCGGCAGGGCTGCAGTTCGTGGTGAAGGACTGGATTGTGCTAAGGGGTGAGGCCGGTGGAAGAAGGACTTCTGGCGAAGAGGGCATTCGTGCAGGCAGTGGCGACGGGAGCGGTAGGGTACATCTTCGTGCTGGTGCTGAAGGCTTTAGGGAGGCGGGAGATAGCGGGGCTGGTAAGGCTTCTGTGCATCGCCCTGTGTCTCGTGGCGATGGTCAAGGTCGCGTTTGCCGTCATCGAGTCGGTAGCGGCATTCTTCGAACCGCTCAACAAGTTCCTGGCGAAGCTCACCGAGGACGAGAGCCTGTGGGTGAAGTTCTGGGACTTCGTGACCAGGATGCCGAGAGAGGGTAAGTGACATGGTCCGGGAGATTATGGGCGAGGTGTGGCGGTCGGGCGAGGGCAGGAAGCTACTGTGGATCTGCGGGATAGGTATAGGCGCGTTCATCCTCGATGAGATACTGGGGGCCATCGGCAAGGGGCAGTACAAAACTCCGCTCAACGTGGGCGCGTTCTTCGTGTGCTTGAAGTTGGGACTAGACCTCCTGTGGCCGGTGCTTGACGGGCTGGGGAAGGTGCTGGGGCTACAGTGAGGCATACGCAGACCCATGCGTTAGGGCATACGCGGGGGCATACGCGTCACGTACCACATTGCAGCGGTTTACCTGTGGTACTCGTTGGTAATAAGGGCGGCCACCGCCGCCCCCTACATAGGAACGCGAGGACCGGGGAAACATAACGCAAACACGGGGAGGCGCAGCCATGAGGAAGGGTTTGGCAATCGCGGTACTCTTTGCCGCCGTCCTCGCCCTTACCAACCCTTCGCAGGCCGAGTACGTGGAGTGGCTGGAGGAGTCCTTCTTCGAGGAGGAAGGTGGGCCCAGTATCCTCGTTCGCCTCATTGGTACGCCGCTAGTGATCGCCGCAACCGAGGCGCGAAGCTGCGGACTGTTCACGGTGTTTAAAACGGGGGAGCGGGTGACGGTGGGGGTGTTGGGGAGGTTCGTGGCGGTCAGATAAGGGCTGCGGAGTACCAGGATCGCTCAACAAAACCCCTGCTAGACCCACACGATTTAACGGCTTTTCTAGGGTGGGGCTATGGTAGGATACCTTCGCGGGGAGATAGGGGCCTTAAAACGCCTCGTAGCGCAAGGTTTTTTGGAGGGGACAGCAAGGAAAGTTGCGAGTATTCCGGTTTTGGCATAATCTACTAGCGGAATCTGACGTATAGGTTTTTGATGAACAAATTGCGGAGGTGCTTCGATGAAACGTTACATTGTCGTTGTCGTTGCGTTAACCCTCCTCTTGCTTGTCTCAGGCTGCTCTGTGGCCGCAAGCGCTGAGCCCACTGGCAGGGCCATCCAACATACAGACGTGATAGTGACCGCCGAGGGCGAGCTCATGCCGATACTGCCCGCGATCACTCAGGGCGGGACGTTCTCGCGGCATATGGCCGAGGCCACTATCAAGGTGAGAAATGATGCTGCCCACTCACAGTCGCTTCACCTGACCATCATCACCCCATGGGGCAAGACTCAGAGCAAGAATGTCACCGCCGCCCCGGGTGAGACAGTCACCGTCACGGTCGAGGCCCCTATCTGCGAGACCAATTACTGCGGTCAGACGGTCGCCTCAGACTGGCTTCCGAGGGAGTTCCGGAAGGACTGGGCGGTCCTGAGTTGGACCACTAGTTGCACAACGAGGTCGCTCTCTCCCAAGCTCGTGCCTGCGAAGACGCCGATGGGCGGTTAACACAAAACAAAAAGCCCCCGGCCACGAAGGTCGGGGGCTTTTCGCTTGCCGCTCTAGTCTATGCGACCTCTCTTGTACTCTTTGTACTCTTCTTTGGAGATCTCTTTCCAATCCTTCAAGACGTATTGGCCCGGATGCGACTTCTCAACTCTCCTCTGCCATTTCAAAGGATTCTCTTCAATTACGTCGTTGGTAAGGGTCTTCTCGCTCGCCCCGTACATGAAACTAATGAAGTAGCATTGTGCGCCGTTCCGCTCTCCGTTGCCTTGTTCGTGAGCGTCCAGGTACTCGACAGCCGCCACCCTCACGACCTCAGACGTGGTGAGCCCCACCCTCGTAGCATAACCCTGGAGGCGGGCCAATTGCTCTTCGTTGAAACGGACGTTGAGTTGATTACGCAATAAGCCCGCCGCCTTCCCATTTCTCGGCGATTCTGACCTCCGCCGCCTTGAACTCTTCCCAACCCTTGATGCCCACGACCATGCCTCGGTTCTGCGTCCAAGTGGGATCCCACTCTTCAATCCATCTCCAGATCGTGCCGTCCGCACCGTGGATGAAGTGCGCCGTGTAGAGTTGGCCCTTCTGAGTCCCAGCAGTCGTGAAAGCCTTGACCGCAAACGAGCCAACGACCTTGACGGGATACCGGGGAGCCTTGCGAACCTCTTTCTCCACCGCGATATTCCTCCTTTGAATGCGTCTCTCATCAAGAGTCTATCAGTTGATAGACATATATGCAATAGGATTCGCAACATTTCTTTTCCCCAAAACAAAAAGCCCCCAGGCTCTATGCCCAGGGGCTCTACTGTCTACGGGACTATTTGGTGAGGGATACTCTTAAGTGACAGGTGCTTCAGGCGGCTTCTCGTCGACAATCCCCTTGTTCTTGTTGTACCACTTGAAGATGCCGTGACAGAACTTCGCGCCAAGAGCCATGAACAGTCCGCATACGAGATGACCGATGACGGCCCACTGAAACTCGATACCGAACATAGCGAAGAAGTTGAGGTTGGCCCCGAACGCAAGCAGCATCCCGTAGATGAGTGCCAGGATCAGGTTGACCGGCCATCCCCAGAGGACTTTCTTGTCAAGGAACGGGATGACGGTCACCGTGGCCTCTACTGCCCTCTCCACGATGTAGGCCAGGAAGATCCAGATGAACACCATAACGCCGATAATTGTTAGCATTGAGACTCCTTTCTCCGGGCTATGCCCGGACTAGATGGCCTTTGTCTTCTCCAACACCCGGTTCACAATCGCCGCCAGTTCGCCCCACGTCACCTTGTCGTCCGGTTGGTGGTCCGTTCCCGCCAGCCCGGTCTTGGCAAGCGCGGCGATCTCCGCCACCGGATCCCACGCGGGAGCGTTGCCAGCAACCGCCGCTAGAATCTCGTTGAAGGGGTAGTTCTTGCCGGGGCAAAGGGTAGCGTTGAAGTCGCAGTGCCGCTTGACTTCTGCGCCCGGATACAGCGCCAGCAGGCGCTTCACCAGCGCGACGATAGCCTGCCTCTGCGCCTTCGACATCTCGTCCTTCTCGAAGTTGCCTTCAGCGCAGACCCCTACCGTGTGGCCGTTGTGGTCTTGGGTGTGCGCCCCCATAGAGTCAACCGGTCTGCCTTTGAACACTTCGCCCAACTTGCTCACAAAGTAGTGGTAGCCGATGCCCGCCCAACCGTTCGCCAAATGCCACCCGTGGACATCCTGGACGGTGCATGACTGCGCCTCCGCGTGGTGGAGTACCACCGCATCGGTTACAAGGCGCGGCATGAGCGATTGCACGAAGATGAGGTAAGGGTCAATCAGCCCGGGGAACTCCGGCTCAGCGGGTTCGGGCTGTTCCTCAACTATCTTGCGGAACACCATCGTGCAACAGACCTGCCTAGCCGCAGAACCCAGAAGCGCATTGCCCTTGCTGTCTATGACGCACACGCTGCCGCCGCCGTCTAGGGCGATGGCGTCATGACAGCCACGCGAGAGCATGGCCGCCTGCATCTGAAGCAGGGTTGCGGACATGTTGGCGTAGTGGATTAGCGTCCCGTCCTCGCGTATGCCCACAGCGGCCCGTTCTCTCAGCGTGCCTTCCGCTAGTCCGGAGAAACCACACACAGCGATCTGATACGGGATGTCCGAAGTCTCTCCGTCTTCGATGAGCCACGGCCCCGCGCTCACAGCCCACCTGGCGGCGATGAGTTCAGCGTCAGTGGGATTAACCTTGATTGCGGCGCCAGTCTTGCCCACGATGAGCACAGGCCACTTCGGGTTAACGCCGCGAGTGTAGATGTTGCCTCCTTCAACGATGCGGCTCACAGACGGGCCGCTTGCACCCGAACGGTACTCCACGTTGACCGCCCTGGCCCAATCCGGGACGTATTTGCTGTAGCCGGCGGCTATCTGCTTGATGTTCTGGCCAGAGGGCTTTCCTTCTACGAGCGGCGGGACCGCCAGGTCAATGTCCTCGGGACGGCCGGTTGTGAAGAGGCTCATGCCTACCCTCCTCCTCTGCGCGTCGCGCCTCCGGGTTCAAGCCACCTCTTAATGTCCGCCACGTCGTCAGCCATGCCCTTGAAATTCCCCAGGGCCTTAGCCTGCGTGTCTATGACTCCGATGTAACGGGCCTCACGACTGTCGTTGCTCTTCAAAACCCACCGGATCAAGGTTACCGTCGTCGCCATGAGGGCGATGAATAGCACAGCCCAAATGCCGACCTGGTTCTTCATGGCGTACTCCGCTATCGAGTCCCACACCCGCCCCGCCTCCCCCTGTAATGCAAAGGCCGCCCCGAGGAGCGGCCCCTTGATCCCTATCTATCTGTCTCTCTCTCTCAGAACCGGGAAATCTACATTTAGCGTCAGTCGCCGATCACATTTCTTCCCACGTCGGCGCGTCGAACACGTACAGGTAATCCGTTCCGTCAACCCGGAACTGACCGCAGAGCTTCCCTGTGTCATCTACACCGAACAACCGCGTAAGACCGCCCGGAGCAGCAAGACCCTTGAACAACTGGTAGAACGTGATACCGTCTTTGGTGGCGATGATGACAGGTGAGTTAGCTGTCGTGAAGTAAGCAGCCCCGCCACAGTCCCACGCCTGCTTCCCACGCATGGCTGCGCTGAACCAAGCTCCCGGTTTCGTGAAGCCGTAGGCGGGTTCCAGGACATACGGGACGCTGCCAGTCTGATTCGGAGCGTAGGCCGGGAAGGTGAGCAGCCTATGGACACCTGCGAATACCGACTGGTCACTGCCGAACAAGACCATATCGGGCATGGGGTGTATTGTTGAGGATTGTGTGTATGCCGCTCCCGCCGTCCACAATGTATTCCACGTCACGCCCCAGTCGTCGGAATAGCCAATGTTCGCCAGCTCTCCCCCGTCGCCGTTCAGATACCAGATCAGGTTGCGGTAAGGGTCGTAGACTACGTCGTGAAAATGCCAGTCCACATCGAGCGGTGTAGGAGCGGCTTTGATCGCTGCCCAGGTTGCTCCATAGTCTGTTGACAGGTAGATGTGCAGCGCCACACTGACAGGTCTGTTCGCGTACTGTGTGAACAGAATCACGTTCTTGTAGACGGATATACCCCACCCTGGCGTTGCGACTGAACCTTCCTCCGTGAACCTCAAGACCTCGGCAAAGTTGGCTTCGCTGGCGTCCGACAGCATGAGCACGGTTTCAGTAGTCGCTGCTTCCCTGATAAAGGCCAGCAAAGCCCCGTTGTCGAGTTTCTTGACCGTTTGGCAGTTCTGAACACCGACCTCAAACACTTTCAGGTCTGCCCACGTAGCCCCGTAGTCGGTTGACTTTTCGAGCCATGAGCTCGTGGCTGCATATAGATCCCCTGTCGCCACGTCCTGCTCCACGATGATCCTGTCCGACCCAAGCCCATCGCGGCGGCCTACCGTCGTTGCCGTATATGCCATGCTCGGCTGGGTGGGCTTATAGAGTTTCTTGCGGTTCAGATAGCTCGTGGGGATAATCGGCTGATCCAGAGACAGAAGTATGTTGGCAGTTCGTGGTGCCGTGCCCGCATAATCAATGACCATCCTGATCTTCTGCACCCCGCGCAGGTCAACCGTGTACCTGCTGACACCGCCGATATCCAGGCGGTAGAACTTACTGCCGCTCTCCTGGCGGATCACTTCTAGGGGCTGCCATGAGGTGCCGTCGTCGTAACTGGCCTCGAAATGGATTGTCGTCCACCCAAGGGTGCAGGTGATGAGGCCACTGTTGTACTTTGACACGTCAAGCCCGGTTGCACTCGCGCCGTCGATGGAGGCGGAAACGAGGTTATCCCCGGCCCGCGTCACTCCGCCGATGGTGTTGGTTCCGGCGGGTATCGCGCTGGCGAGATCCACATCCCCGATGTTCGCCGTGCCTGCGCTGAGTGACGGTAAACTCCCACCTACTGTTACCACGTTCTCGCCCGCGACCTGTGAGATTTTGGCAACTACCCTGTTGGTCGTGCCGTCCGTGGTCGGGTCGGTGCCGACCTTGCCGATGACGGCCGTTCCCGCGCCCAACTTGCCGATCTCGGCTGTGCCGGCCGCCAGTTTGCCAATCTCTGCGGTCCCGGCCGCCAGTTTTATCGACCCGATCTGCTCCACCCAGGCGGCGCCGTTGAACCAATACTCCTTGCCCGTGTCGGTCTCCTGACATACGGAGCCGGTAGCTATGGCCGTAGTCGGTTTCGTGTCTGTCGAAACGCAAAGATACCTGTTTATGGGGCCAAGCAAAACGAATGCCATGTTAAGGACCTCCTTGGGATGGGTAAGAAGAATGAGGAGAAGAAAGGGGACGCGGCGCGGGCCACGATGCTGGGCTACGATGCTAAGCCGCAGACACGAGGAGTTGACCAACGATTCCGATACCTAACCTTCCACCAAAGAAAGAAGCGCCTCCGAAGAAGCGCCTCTTCTGCGAACCCTGGCCCTACCAAATCTTGCCCAACCTCGCCTCGCCGGGCCTCGCCTTGCCCCACCGCGTTGCTGAGAATACCCAGCACAATCATTGTGTCACGCTTCTCTGGTAACGTCAACCGTCCGCAACGATCCTACTTCAACTCTGCCCGGCTACGGTTTCCTGCCACCTCGCTCCCTTCCTCATGTTGTCTTTCCTCCAAAGTGGCTGCAGGTTTGAGAGAGCGTAGCAATCCCTGAATTCAGGATCATCAGTGGACTCGAAACGGAAGGATGAGACGGGCCGGATGTGGTCGATTTCCCATCCACCTGAACCGTAGTTATCCCAGTTCATTCCAGGCTGGAAGAGAGATTCCAGGTGGCACATAAGGTCGTCGAGAGTATATCCGACAAATGATTCCCAAGATCCGCCCGGTTTGCGTTGCTGGAGGGCTGTCGCAATCGCAGTTCTCACCAGACTATAGTAGTGGAATTTAGGATTTGTCCGAAAGCGGTTACGCCAATACTCAGCAAGGTGTTCCCGATTCCGCTGCCTCCAGGCATGCTTTGCGGCTGCTAGTCGCTTCTTATGGGCCCCACACCAAGCACGGATTGTAGCTGCTACTTGCTCCTTATGGGCCTCGCGGTAAGCGTGGGCATAGGTTACTTTCTCTTCCTTATGGGCTGCGTAGTAGTTCTTCGCACGTTCGATAGCACACGCCTTGCAAGATGCGGCCAAACCATCGCGAGCACCCGCATTACAGTGAAAGAACTCCGCCGTTGCCGGGAAAGTCTGTTTGCATGTCGTGCAGGTCTTGAACTCCATCAAAAGCTCACCCTCCCGATTGCCATACTCCTTGGCGGCCTACAACGTGGCGTTGACTCCCGACTCGACCAGCACCATGTCAAGGTGGGCGCGAGCCTTCCCTACGGCGGAAAGCATGTCCTTCATAGCGGAACGCTGATCCTGATCACCAAGGTTCACTGTGCAGGGTTGCGCTGTCTCCATCGGGAAAACACTTGCCCCTGTGATCTCGCACTCGGCGGGATACCGACCAGCCTCGCAAATCGCATTGAAGTGGGCCGCCGGACACAACGGACCGCAACTCACCCTGGACACTTTGCCGTTCATCGAACTGAGCCCCCTTTAACATTGACCTGATATCCATTATATCCATGATTACTATACTTGTCTATAGGTCAAAAACAGATATAATGGAATCGAGGTGATTTCGTATGGTGAGCACTAAGCCTTTCCTGTCTTTCCTTGTCGATGAAGATCTGCTTCGGGCGCTTGACAACTTCAGGTTCGAGCAGCGTTTTGAGTCCAGGGCCGCTGCCATCAAGTGGCTGCTAGCTTGGGCGTTGAAGCAAAAGCCGGAGCCGCACTCTCCAGCCTCCACATCTAAGTGACAACGGCGGCCCTATTGCGTTCGGAGGATTATTCAGACTATACTCGCAGAAGAAGGGGACGTGTTGGCATGGAGCGAGTCAGATACCGGATCTCCCTTTTGCTGATCCTGGCACTCGCGGTAATGACAATTGCGGCCGCTGAGTCTGGCCGAGAAACCGAGCTATTAGGCATGATGAACGTGGCTCGGGAGAATGCCAGTCTCGACCCGGTGACGCTGGATATTGACCTATGCGAAGTCGCCCGCCTCCATGCCGCCGACATGATCAACAGCAAATACTTCGGGCACATCTCTCCCACATCCGGGACCCTGGCTTCGCGCCTGCACAAAGCTAGCATCAAGTACGCCCGCGCAGGCGAAAACCTTGCGGGTGATACTTCTTTGGCCCACGCCTTCGACTCCTGGATGGACAGCCCAGGGCACAAGGGAAACGTCCTCGGTGACTTTCCTAAAGCAGGTGTGGCTGTTGTGAAGGGCGGGCCCTATGGCATGATGATCGTGGCGGTATTCACTAAATAGCCCTCTATCCTAGGCCGGGGTGAACGTCAAATCCCACGAGTACGTCACGGCGATGCTTGCAGTCTTGGCAATCCCGGAGTATACCGCCCTGGAATACATAGTCCCATCCACCGCCGCCGTAAACACCCCAGCCTCGGTCAGCGTGTGACCGTTGGCCGAGGCGCTGGTTAGGTAGTAGGTGACCGTCAGTTTGGCCGCGTCCTTGGTCAACGTGGTTATTGTGTCTCGGAACTCTTCCGTTTCCAGGGTTGTATCTCCGGCTACCGGTGCTGTCGTACCCAACCCCACCGCGAAGTGAGTCAACCCGGTTACCGCGTCGCCATACAGAAAGTCGCGGATCAGGTTCCGGCCTGCCAACACCGTTAGATTTTTGAGGACCTGGCGACCGAGGAGTTTACCAGTAAGCACATCGTTGACTAAGATGGTAAGGGTGCCGTTAAGACCAAGACCGTGGCTTATGTTTTGGATCCTGCGCGAAGTCAACGTGTTTCACCTCCCATAGTGGATGACAATGGAAATGCAGTCCACGTCCGCATAGCCATCAGCCATCCGAAGGCCTAGCTCTGCAGATAGCACCACTCCGAAATCGCTAGCATTGACCTGGGATGGCGACAGACTTTCGTCCCAGGTGTCGCTTGCCCCGCCATAGGATGCTGTTGCCAGCGAAACAGTCGGCCAGTTGGCGGAGACGTTAGCTTTGTTGGTTGTGCAGACAGTTCCCGCCACAACGAGCTTCACCTCCGAATCCTTGACAGAATCAAAGCCTCGCGACCGCCTCTTTATGGCAACCTCAACGCCAGTAACGGTCGCATCGGTGGGAACGGAGAATCCAAAGTTGGTGCACTTCAGATAATTGGTGTATATAACATCGTCAATGTCATGCCGTACATAAGATACATCGCCATCGTCTACTTTTACGTTATCCGGGTCTGTCCATGCCGTAGTCCCTACCGAAGCATCATTGCCCGCTGTTCCCGGAAATTTGGTCGGCGATGATGGTATGGGCGCAGCAGCGGTCGCCGTCAGCGTATCCCCGCACTTAACCTCGTCCCGCGTGTAACGAAGCATCAGCAGCACTTCGTTCTCTCTAATGACGAACTTCTGGCCCGCCGCCGAGAGTTTTCGGAAGAACTCGACCCAGCCCCCTAAATCCTCGCCGTCCAGGGCCGTAACCTTGTATCGCAAGCCGCCCAAGCCCGTTGCGTCACGGGTGACAATTTGGCTTATGAGATAAGCGCCGCTCAAGACCAGCTCGCTGAGTGTGATGTTCACAAGCTGCCCGGCCTGGAGGCCATCCTCGTCAGTCTCAAAAGTGACGGTCTTTCCGATACGCCCGTACTTTCGCAGCAACGCATTCCCCTTGTCGATGGCCAGGCTGTCATCGTCGTAGTCGGATTCGTCTTGTATCGCCTCGTAGAGCCCGGTTCCGCCTTCAACTGCCGCCCTGCTCGCTATTTCCGGGGAGTTGCGGTTGTCCACAAGCAGCGGGTACTGGCCCTGATAAGTCACGGCCAGTATTTCGAGGTCCGTCAAGGCCCCAGCCGCATCGTCCTGGGAAATTGCCGTTTCGCCCTTCTGCCAGTAGAAGTCTTTATCCGTCTCCACCTCGCGAATGCCTATGGTCTTAGGGGTCGCATCGACGGTAATGGCGCTGGGCACTTTGCCGCAGGGGAAAGCGAGGTTAAAAGATTTTCGCGTGCCATCACCAACAAATGATTCTGTCCTTGGAGCAGTCAGCGCGTAGCCCGCGCGTACGTACTGGCGGTTGCGATACTGATCCCGGGTGCTCCTCACCGAGAAGTTGCGGGCGTTTGCCCCGGTGATCGCCACAAGCGCGTAATTCGTCTCACGAGCGAAAAAGTGCAAGTCCTTGGAATAGTCGATGGACCATGAGTAACCCGTCAATTCGGCTAATTCGTTGAAGGCATCCGTTACGGTCTCGTAATTGAAAACCGCCTTGGTAATCGTTAGCCCGGTTTGAACATTGACGGTCGTGACCCCTTCGCCTGCCAGGTCCCGAGCCACGATATCCTCAACGATCTCCTTAAGAGTCTGGTTCTCATATATCTGGGCCACCAAATGCCTGTCGCAGAACTGGTTGTAGTCCACACACTGGCACTCGCATATGAGTATAGAAGTACCCGCTTGAACACGCTCGGTGGTTGAATCGATGGTCCCCGCAAAGTACCTCGTCGCACCGTCGGCGATTATGACCTCCTGACCGACGCTCGGCTTATAGGCGCCCGTCGTGTCCCGGGTCGTGAATCGGCAGACATCCCTAGCATTCAAGACGCCGGTGACGTTCAGAGTCTGAGCCGCGACGTAGGCGGTCTTGTCCGCGCCGCCTATCGTATAGGTGAGCGCCATCAGACAGTCACCCCCAGCGCCCGTAACACCCGGGGCATGCCTTCGACGGTCTTGCGCGCGATCTCCTGGCCATCCAATTCAATGATGATGATCTGAGAAGTGTTGCCTCCGGCACCGCCATTGGAAAGCGGCACAACCGTGCTGCCTGCTGGAAGGAACACCCGTTCCCGGCCGTATTCGCCGACATCGTAAACGCCGCCGTTGACCGTGGTGCCGCCCCTAGCCAGGCCGATAACGGCCTTCTGGAGTTGACTGAAATCGGCGTTGGGATTGTCGCGCAGAATGTCCGAAAGCTTGGAGAAGTCAACAACCTTATCCGGGAACGCCCCGTGAAGTCCCTCGGCCACGTTGAGCGCCTTGGCCGTGACGTCCTGTTCCTTCGCCTTCGGCGCCTTATACCCCGGCTGCAGCACTTCCTGCAGCGTGAGCGCTCCCATGATGTCGCCCGCCGCAAGGAGCCTATTCTGCTGTTCACCGATCATGGTGAGGGTCTTGGCTTGCGCGTCGTTCTGCAGTTTCAGCGCCGTGCTGTGCCCGGCGATGCTCCTTGTGAGTTCGTCCCGCTTCAGCTTCTCCTGCTCCAGGTCCAGCAGGGCTTTCTTGCTTTCCTCATGGTCCGCGCCCTTTGTGGCAACCAGTTGCTTGTAAGCATCGGAGAGACCGTCGATCCGAAGTTCGACCAGGCCAAGTTGTTCCCGTTCAAAACTAAGGGTGGCGGTTAGGATCGCGGCCTTGTCGTTGAGGGGGTCCAGGCCCCCGATCAGCCTGTCGAAACGGACCTTCGAAATATCGAGGTCGAGATTGAGACCGGAGACTGTGGACTGAAGACCTTCTAGGCGCCCGGTGAAGTCAAGGGTCGCGGGGGCGACTTTGGTCGTTACTTCTCTGGCAAAGTCGGCGGCATCGTCTCCCAAGCGCCCGAGGCTCCGGCTCAAGAAGCCAGCCGATGTCGTTACGGAATCAGCGGCAGACCCAAGGCCCTCGGTTTCCGATACCACTTCCCCAAACGCTGGGGAAAGGTCACCGTCCAGAGTCCCGGCGGCAATCGACGCCTCGCGCCGAAAACGCGACATCTTTTGAGTGCTGGTCTCCACTGCGCCTTTGAGTTTATCTGCCAGCACAAGGAACCCGGCTACGCCCGCGATCAGAAGGCCCCATGGTCCAAGCAGGAACTTAACCGCCACGCCCAGACCGGTCACAGCCGGAGTGGCGACGGCAGCCGAGGTACCTGCCGCAGCCGTGCCCGCAGCGGCTACGTGGCCTGCAGTCCCAGCCAAGCCGAACTGCGCGGCAACCTTCTTCAACAACGTCTCCATGAGCCCCGCGGTCTTGAGCAGACCGGCGAACCCTTGGAGCAACGGACCAAGGGCGGCGGTCAGCCCGAGAGCGCCGACAGCAATGGACTGCACCCGCGGGTCAAGGTCGGCGAACCACTGCACGCCGAGCGCAACTTTGTCGAGCAGCGGGCCAAGCCCGTCGATGATCTTGTTCAGGGAAGGCGCCAGAGAATCGCCGAGCGTTATAGCAACGTCCTTCACCTTGTTCCACAGGATGCCAATCTGACTCCCTGTCGTCCCGTAACGTTTACCGGCCTCGATCGTCAGCGCGTTGTTGTCGGCCCAGGCCTTGGAACCCAACTCCAGAGCATCGGTGAACAGGTTGCCGGCCCCGGCGGCGCGTAGCATCGCATCGCGTACCCTGACCTCAGATAGACCAAGCTCGTCGAGCACGGGGAATACGTTCTCCCCGCTCTGCTGCATCTGCCCGAGTCCCGAGATGAACGCGACAAGCGCGGCCGCCGCATCCTCTTGCCACGCGATCGCAAACTGCTTTGCGGTCATGCCCGCCACTCCGGCAAAGGCGCCGAGCTTCTTGCCGCCCGACGCTACTTCGCTGGCCATGGAGATCATAACTTTGGATATCGCCGAGCCGCCGGCGGCGGCCTCAATGCCTACCGAGGACAACGCACCCGCAAGGGACAGAATCTGCGCTTCGGTGAGCCCGACCGTATGCCCGGCGCCTGCGATACGCAGGCCCATCTCCACAATCTCGGCCTCGGTCGTAGCCAGTTTGTTGCCCAGGGCAACGATTGTGGACCCGAGATTGCTAAATTGAGACTGCGACATCTGAGTGATATTCGCAAGACGGGCCAGCGAAGTCGCCGCCTCTTCGCCGGAAAGGTTGGTCGTAACGCCCAAGTCGGCCATGACGCGGGTAAAGCCAAGGATAGCGTCGGTCTGAATGCCTAACTGCCCAGCGGCCTCACTAATCCTGGCAATGTCCGTGGCCGCCATCGGTATCTGCTTGGCCATACCTCGAATACCCTTTTCCAGGGCCGCAAACTGGTCTTCCGTGGCGTCTACTGTCTTTCGCACGCCGGCGAAAGCTGTCTCAAAATCGATGGAGGCCTTCAGCGCCCCGGCCGCTACGGCCACAAGAGGCAAGGTGACATGTTTGGTGAGGTTTTTACCCACGTTCTCCATGGGCTTAACCAGACGGTCGAGCCCTTTAGTGGTCTTGTCTATCTCCTTGAAAAACGCGGAGGTGTCCGCGCTCATTTTGACAATCAGGCTTTTTGTCGTGGATTGAGCCAAGTGGGCAACCTCCTTTCCAGGAAAGCGAAGGGGCCGGAGCCTAGACCCCGGTCCCCTTCTTCCTCTCATCTGTGCCACCGTAAAGTGCCGTTATTGCCTCAAACATCTTGAGATGGTCCGCCGCGGTCTGCCCGTGGCGTTCTTTGGGCATGAAATCCTCGACGGTGCGAAGCGTCGCGCCTGGGACGAGGCGGGCATTAGCTACCACCATGCAGATCGTCGCTGCCCGGTAGTCCAGTCGCCATTCGCGATCTTTGTGGCCCTCGCAGATTGCCTTCCACTCGCCGGGCGTTAGCCGCTCGAACTCCCAGGGCCTAAGCCCAACTACCCACGCCTGACGAAGAAGCTCCGGCCAGAGTTCGTCCAGCAGAGGGGGGGTGGCCTCTTCCTCGCCGTCCCCATCTGCTGGATCTACCCGTTTCCCTGGACCGCATCCTCCGCTGTATCCTCGATTTTGCCGAGGACGCCGCTCTCAACGAGCGAGGCGTTGACAAGGATGCCCAGCGCCTGGAAAGTGCCTCCGTCACGGATATAACGATCGAGCCAGTTTTCCACTTGCTCGGTTGTCAGCCGTTTGTTCTCGTGACGCAGGCCCGCCCAGACAAACAAACACATCGTGTCGAACCCTACTCGGTCTCCGGAGACCAGTTTCCCGATGCCCACTCCGCCCGCTTCACGCTCCATCGCCCTTATCGAGCCGTAGGTGTACTTCAGCTCGCGGGTCTTTCCGTCGAGGTCAATCTTGGCCATATGCCATATCCTCCTGTTTCGTCCTTCTACTCGGTCTTCGCCAGCAAGAACTCGTAGGCTGTGGTGGTCTTACCCGACTGCGTCACCTCAAGCCTCACGGTCTTGGGTGTGGTGGACGAGGTGACAGCCGCAGATTCCTCAGTGCTTGTCAGCGTCTGTGTAACCACGCCGTCTTCCTTCAGCACGCAGGTCCCTGCCGCAAAGGTCGCGTTGAACGTGACGCTGGTGGTTGCGGCCGAGTCGAGCACGTATGAGTATGTGGCCTGCGCAAACGTCGGGAAGCAAGTGGCGGTGGTTACCGTCAAAGCGGTGATGTTGTTCGAGGCGGTGATTCCCAGCGTAGGCGCTCCGGTGATGGTCAATTCAGCGGAGAACGCCACGACGCCGGCCATTGGCGGCTCAATGGTGAGTTTGGTCACAAGCGCCGTAAAGGTCAGGGTCGTGGCGAAAGCGCTGGGCAGCGTCAGCACGAACGTCTGGATCGTGTGGGCTTCCATGTCAGTCTTGAGGCCGATCTGTCCGGCCGTGTCGTCCGGCTTAAATTCGCCCCTGATCGGAACGGTGCCCGCATCGAGTAGTCCGCCGATCTTCTCCCGGTACTCGTCCGCGGAAGCATAGTTCGTAACGTCAATTACTTCCTGGGTCAGGCTGATGCCGCCAATGTCGCTGAGCTGAGCGATGGTATTGCCGTCCCGTGTCAGTGTGGTGCCGAAACCCCACTTTGCCGCTGTCGCGGTCATCTCGTCTCACTCTCCTTTGAAGTCTCCAAACAAAAACCCGCCCTCAATGAGAGCGGGAGGCCGTTATGCACGCTATACACGCTACACACGCCACACAGTTATCTTTGCTACTTCCTTGCTACTTGGCGTCTACTTCCTTGCTACTTCGCGCGCTGCTCGATCATGTCGCCGAGTTCCTTCAGGATCTCGTCGCCGATGCCAGGGAAGTCGCGCTGCACCGTGGGCCAGAAGAATGCGTTGGGCCTTGCAAAGAGGCCGGTATCGATCCCCTTGCGGGTCACGATCCGGTGGCCCAGCTCGACCAGGTGATCGTGAGGCGCCTTATAGAAGTCGGTTGCAGTTAACGCCGAACGGAAAAAGGCGGTCCCTTTGGTCTTCTTGGCAACAACACCCTTCACCAGATTCCCGGTCTTCCCCCTGGGCGTGTTGGCGCGTATGTTGGTTTGAAGTTTCTTCGCGCCTTTCCAGAGGACGGCCTCAACGTCCTCAGGCGGGACTCGCAACCTTTCTAACGTCTTCAGCAGTTCAGGCAGGCCCTCTATTCTGACCTTGACCTGGCGAGCCTGGTTTTGTGCGTCATACAATTGGTGAGCTTCAGTGTATACGTCCGGCATATCAACTCGCCTCTACCTTGTAGCGCGCAGACACCCGCACCTCAGCTATCATCCGAGTCACGACCTTACCGTCGCCCTGAGTTTCCTGCGCCACCGAAATATCCCACGAGTCGGCCATGCACCATTCCACGGTATCTGTGAGCGTCGGGTTGTCGATGAACACCTGAAGCAAATCCTCCAGCGAAGTATCCATCTGCTGCTGCATGGCGGCGTCGCCGTTCGCGGCCAAGCGCGGTACAAACAGGTACAGGATGAGGTTGGATGCGCGCCTGAAACTGCCGTATGTCTCGGTCTCCTGGTTGCCTGAGTCGTGGAACATCATCACCGAAGCCGGCGACGGGTTCTCTATGCGCTCACGGCAGTCCGTGTATACGCTCCCAAACTTGCTGGTCGCGTCTAGAGCCGTCTTTATCGCGGTCTTGATCGTGCCGATGGCGGAAGTGGACATGGTATCCTAGACCCCCCTCGGCATGCGGTACTGGTCCAGGATGAGTCTGCCGGCCAGAGGTATGACCACAGGACGGAGGACCTGGCCGTCCGGGAGGACCTGCGTCCCCCAGTTGGTGGGACCCATGTCGGTAAACGCCTTGGCGGTCATTAGCGCGGCCTGGCGAAGGTCGTCCGGGATGTCGGTCGAACTCAGAGCTTCGCTGGTCAGAGTCCGCTTGGTCGTGCCGGACTTGTACTGCCAGCCCCTGCCCGCTGTGTACGTTACCTTGACGATGCGCCTGCCGCTCGCCCACGTGCCGCTTCTGTAGATGATGCCGGTGTCCGGGTCCAGGTAGAAATCGGGGCTGGCGCCCGCCGAGGTGTACGACGAACCGTCAGCGCAGGCCGTCAGCGTTATGCCGTCCTCTATGACAGTAAACGTGGCTGTGGTATCTACGGGGGCGCCCCGAAGGATGATGGCACTTTGGGGCTTCTCGTCGCTGCCGTCGTAATACTCGGTCACGCTTGCCTTGATGAGGGGTACACGGCATTCAGTTTCGAGGTACATGGACGCGACGTTGATGGCCGTTAGCAGCCAGTCGTTGCGGTCGTCGCCGAGCGCGGAGTCGGTCTGATTGAGATATTGCTGGAACTCGGCGAGCGTCACCAAAGCCTTCAGCGACGGGTTAACCGTGGTGGCCACCAAAACCCCTCCTTCCCTTACGTAAACAGGGGACGGTTGCCCGCCCCCTGTCGTTCGTTCTCGTATCCTTACTGCTCAGTGTTACGCTGCAGCCGTCACCACAGAACTCGGTGAGAGCGGCTTGTAGACCATGAACCACCTGATCGCGCCCGTAGTGGCCGCCGAGAACGTGGCCTGGATGGTCCCTGCCGGGCACAGCCAGTAGTTCTTGGGAAGCTGGTCGAAGGCTCCCGCGGTTGTCGCCGTGAAGACCCCCGGCGTAGCGGCAGTGACGTGGTAGGTTGTGCCCACGGCGTCAGTCTCGATGCTGACCGCCGTGCTCAACGCCACATCGCCCGCGGGGGCGGTGACCGCTTCCTGGATGGTGCAGGTCGTAACGTCTGCGCCGATCTCGGTTGTGACGACGCCTATGAACTCCGTCACCAGGATCGGCCCGCCGGCGATGGTGAACAGGTCGTCGTCGCCCAAGGGCACGCTACCGTCCGCCTTCTCGATGCACCGCTCCAAAGACACCTGTAAAAACTCCAGGCGCTCCAGCGCGGAGCCGTTGGCGTTGGCCGCAACTAGCGAGGAGTCGAAAGCGTTGTCGCCGTTGTTGGCGCCAATTGCGCCCAGGACCGAGACCGCGCTGTCGGTGACCGCCGTGCCGTTGCTACCCAGAGCGTCCACCAGCGACTTGCTATCCGCTAGAGGAGTACCCAGAGCAGTGCCGCCGGAAGCCACGAACCGGGCCAGTGAACCGGCCACGGGAGCGACGGCCATTGTCGCGCTGTCGATTTTGTCAACCTCGTCCTGGACGGCCGCTATGTCGGCGGCGATAGAGGCACCCGCAGCAGAGCCCAGCTCATCGGTCTGGAGTTTGATAGCAGCAATATCGGCGGATATCGATGCGCCAGCGGCCGCACCCAGCTCATCAGTCTGGAGCTTGATGGCCGCAATGTCAGCGGATATCGACGCACCAACAGCCGAGCCCAACTCGTCGGTCTGAAGTTTGATAGCCGCTATGTCGGCAGAAACCGAAGCCCCTGCCGGCGAACCGAGAGCGGTAACCACGGCCGACACATCGTCCTTGGCGAGCGCCGCCCCGGACCCGCCGGAGAAGTGGCAGCCAGCGCCGAGGTCAAAGCCTTTCGCCAGCCAAGTGCTGCCCGTGATGGTGTCCTTGACCGTCTTGCTAAGATCCGTGGTGCTGGTAACAAGGAACGTACCGTCAACCACCACATCGCTGCAGGCATGCCCCGCCATGTTCACGACCGCGGTCCCGGCCTTGCCTAGAGCCTTAACTACAATGTCCGCAACCGCCACACCATCAAGTGTAATGGTGGTAAGGTTGGCGTTGCCGCCAGCGTAGCCGTTGTGAACGATGTCTGCCGTAAACCTGTCGCCGGTCACGGTGAAGCCGTCAACGACCTCTATGTCGGTCGTGTCCCTGATCTCGCCTTCCAGTTCGCAGTCAGCGCCCGAGACCGTGGCGAAGGTCACCACAGAATCGATGCCGGTCACGAAAAGGAAGTTCTTCATCTTGAAGGAAGCGGCGCTGATAGTGGACGTAGCGCCGGTATGGCTGAAGGTGAAGGTGGGCCTGTCGGCGCCTTTGCCCAAGCAGATGACTGTCACTCCGTCCATATCAGCGGTGAACAGGGCGCCTGCGGCAGCCTTCGTCTCCGCGTGGCCCGGCATCACGAAGATGTAATCGCCGTTGTTCTCCTCGCACTGCCCGATAGCGTAGTCCAGTGTGAGGAACGGAGCGTCGGGATTCTGACCATAGCCAGCCGCGTCCGCGCCTGTCGTGGACCCGCTATCTACCCACCAGATATTGCCCGTGATTTTTGATTCATTGACCACCGTAAACATACCGCCAGACTGTTTGCGAACGAAAAGCGGAGTCTTTGTTCCGGCCATTCCAGGGTCTCCTTCCTGTGTGAGGCCGTTTTGGGCCTACAAAGAGGGCGGAGACTTTGTCCCCGCCCTTCGCCGATAGACTCCAAAAACGCGAGAGGACCCTATGGAAACTTACGTGATCGAGGTCGGGACCTGGTATTGCTTGTAGGCGTGGTCTTCGAGGATGGCCACGCAGGAGAGGTTCGCCGCGGTGCCGTGGTTGTTGACGGCTAACGTCAGCCATGGCTGGTCCACGGTGATCTCGTCCACCGGTACTTCGATGAGAATGGTCTTACTGTCGAAGTTGGCCTTGAGAAGTTCGAGAGTAGCAGCCGATGTGCGAGCGCCGTAAACGTCGGCAGTGGCGCTACCGTTAGCTGCCGAGCCCGTTCTGTAATAGAACGTCTCGGCGGTGGTCTGTGTGGCAGCCGCAGCGCCCGACTTGATGGTGAGGTCCGCGCCTGCGCCGCCGTTGTCGGTCAAGGTGCCGCACTGGACGATGAACGTGACCATCTTGGTGTACTTCGTGGTAAACGAGTCGCCCGTCCCGCCGGCGGCATAGTCCGCGGGCTGAAGGACAGGTACAATCCCGCATCTTTCGACGAGGCTCATTGTGTCATCCTCCTTAGCGCGCCGCGAGCGCGACAAAGTGAGACTTGGTATGCGTGGCGGCGCCCATATACGGTGTCACTGGAGAGGCCAGGAACGGTTTGCCGTCCACGCGCATGATGAATCTGAACACAGACTCAGCGGTGAGGAAGGCGACGTGGATCGAGACCGCGGTCTGGACTCCGCCTTTCTCGGCCAGGCCATAGCCGCCGAGATCGAGGAACATGATGTCGCCAAGATCGCCGAGCGCCGAAGCTTGCTCAACGGGGATCAGCGGCTTGCCGAACAACGTGTCGTAGGGCTGGGTCGAAAGGCCGCCGGCAGGCATCCACACGGGAATGCCGCCCGTGCCCACGGCAATGTTCATCTTCATCAGTTGCGGGTCGCATTCGTCGTTGTAGGCCCAAACCGCATCCTGCCTGCTGCGCGAAAAGATGCGGGAACGCATGTCGATCACGTTGCCGGCGGTGATGGTATCCGCGGCCTGCCCGTTTTCCTTGGCCACGGACGCATAGGCCGCCGAGTTCAGGATCCCGAGGGGCTGGCCCGAACCCGTACCGCGCAGGATCGAGTTGTCGAGTTTGAAGGCCATTTCCTCGTTAAACGCCTCGCGGATCTTGTTCTCGATGGTGGCCGCATCCTGCAGTTCCTCTTCGGTGCAGTAGCAAGTCGCCATGAGCTTATGCAGGTTCCATTCGATCTCGCGGAACGTTATCTTCGATGAAGATACGCTGTCGGCCTCGGCGGCCCAGTACGACTGGACTCCGCCCCACCGTGAACCATCTACTCTGCTGGTCTCGTTGATGGCCTTCATGACCATCCTGTTGGCCGCGTTGCTGATCGGGATGGATCTGCAACGCGAAGCCAACTGAGATCCTTCGTGGGCCAGTTTGTAGAGTTCTGCCGCATAGTCGGTGCCGACCAGAAATCCGCCGTCGCTGGGGACGGTCTCGTTCAGTCCGGTCGCTGCAGCCTTGGTCGCATGAAGCAACCTGGGATCCACGCCGCGCCCTATTGCCGCGTTAGCCACGGCCCTCAATTGCTCGCCGAACCGGACGAAAGCGTTAGGGTCCTTCGGATTGGCGGGCGGCTCCAAAGGTGAGCGACTGTCCAAAACGCCTGTGGCTCTCTCGAAAGCTTCAATCTTCGCCTTCAATCCATCAGCCTCGTCCAGCATGGCGGTCGCCGAGGCGATTTCCTCATTGGTGACGCCCTGCTTGGCGAGGATGGCCTGAGCGTCAGTTGCGAGCTTGACGCGCTGCCGTCTCGCATCGTTGATGTCGAAGTCCATCTCTGTCTCATCCTCCTAATTTCGGGCAACGAAAAACCGCCCTCGCGAGCGGTCAGACTTGCCCCTGTTGAGTCTGTCTGCCTAGTGCCGGTGAACCCTAACCCGTTGCCGCAGTGCGGCGAGGCACACCTGCGTCTCGCGCTCTGCAGCCTGTTTATCCCCGGCAGGCTCCAGCGCAGCCGTGGGAATCTTGTCGACGGGGAACCGCTTGAACCCCGCTATGTCAACCTCGCGCCCGTTGACGATAAACTTCCCGTCACAGAGCGAAGCCGCTATCTTCTTCTCTGCCGCCACTTCGTCAGCGAAACCCTTCTCGACAGCCTCCTCGGCGGTCATCCAAGTCTCGGCGTCAAGGAGAGCGATGATTTCCTCGCGGGGAAGACCGGTCTTGGCCTCGTAGACCGCAATGATTGTCTCTGCGGCCTTGTCCAGGTCGTCAGCCCACTTGCGGAACTCCGCGGCATTGCCCGCCGCAAATGTCCATGGTGCGTGGACCATCATGAGACTATTGCGAGGCATTATGATTGTGTCGCCAGCCATGGCCACGACCGACGCGATAGAGGCCGCAAGGCCGTCAACGTAGACTGTCTTCTTAGCAGAATGCCTCTTGAGCATCGAATGTATGGCCTGCCCAGCCCAAACGTCGCCGCCTTCGCTGTTGATGTAGATGGTAAGGTCGGTAATGTCGCCCAGGGCTTTGAGATCCTCGGCGAACTGCTTGGGCGTCAGTTCATCGCCGAACCATGAAATGTTGCTGATCGGGCCATACAATAGCAGTTCGCCAGACTTTCCACCGGCTGCCGCTTTGAACTCCCAGCACTTCTTGTTCATACCGCCACCCCCATAAGTGCGCTCTTTATACCCTCATTGTCGCCGCATTGAACTCCCGAAAGTGCGTCCAGCAGTGCGTTTGCCCTGGATTGAGCCTCTATTCCAGCGTCATTTGGACGGCCCAGCGCTTCATAGTAGGGAGCCAAAACCCTCTCGCAGAAGCCCGTATGGTCGGCGCAGAACGAGCCCAGCCACGCAGACCAGCCTGCGGAATCGCCTTTCCTAGCGAATCGGGCGGCCTCCCGGAGCACATCTTGCTGCTCGCGACGGGATATGCGGTCGAGCGCGTCATCCAGGACGGGGCGCAGGCGGGCATCCTGACCGGAGCGAACCGAGTTCAGGTGGGTCTTGCTGCTTTCCGCGCCCTGACCAGATGGACCCTGGTCCCAATACTCGTCGCCGCCGGGATCTGTACGAGGATTCATGTTCTCTTTGATGCGGATCTCATTGGCGTTCAGGCCGCCCACGATCCGCATCTTCTCGTAGAACTCGGCGCGGGCTTTGCTGTCACCGCGCATGATGCTGTTGAGGTCGAACTCGAAGTAGTAGCCCTGGCGCCGCTCCTCCCGGGTGAGCAGTTTGAGGTTCAGATATTGCTCCCATTTGTGACAGGGTGGCGTCATCGATAGCATGAGAAATTCTAGGAGCTGTTCTTCGATGTTACTGAATGTGGCTCTTTCCAGATTCTGAATCAAGTGCAGGGGGACCCTCAGCAGACCCGCAATCTCGCCCTGCTGGAACCTGCGCGTATTGTGGGTAACAATGCCGCCTGTAATGTGGGTGTGGCAACCCTCGATTTCAACGCCCACAGTCTCACCGGGGCCAAGCATTTCGACCTTCTCTACGCGGTCATAGAGCCAGTTTGACTCACGGTAATTGCTGACTGGCAAGTCTAGGAATGCCGCCAACCGCTCCCGCTTCACCGAATGGTAAGGGGCAAGCAGATCCGCTAACAAACGCAATTGCTCGCGTCCGGTGACATATAGCCCCCAGCCTGGTTGCGTAAAGGACAGACGGCCAAAGAAATTGCAAAGCTTGCTCCCATGCATTCTGTAGATGCCCGCTTGCACGCCAAGCATCGCCAGTAGGTGTTGGCAATCTTCCAGCAATCGCCTGTTGATGCTGGAGAAGTATACAAGGGGTTGCCGCTTACCCCTTACAGGTGCTACGGAACCGTCCGTGTCTAGGTACCCAGACAGAAAGCCGCGCCAAGCCGCGGGCCCGCCACGCATGACCATTTCCGGCACACGCTTTGTATTAGAGTGCTTGCCCACAAGACCGGACTCGTTGAGGAGCGTGCGAATACGGGAACCTGCTCGACCGCACCCGTTCGTCTTGACATCAAAATCAATGCCGCTTGATGACTTAGGCGAAAGTTGCCCGCCCATCGCCTCCATGCACCAGTTCATGCCTTCCGTCACGCCATCGTCTGACGAAGTGAATCCGCAACCGCCACGACGAATATATCCGTCGCCCACCATCGCACCGAGGAAATAGGCTTCCCCCCACCTCATCTCGCCAACAACATCCAAACCGTCAATGGCAGTCCTGACGTAGTTGCCGGGACGGAGGTCGCCCATGTGAATCCATTCCTCGGCGATCTTGGCGGGGCGACCGCCCGGAGTGCGAATTGCGCCAACGGAAAGGATGGGATGGTCATCGGAAGCTGTAAGTGTTCGACCTCGTGCCGTCGTGATACGAACAAGGGGCTTGATCAGCGAGGTGCCAATGCACGCCACCTTCGCCCTTACTGGCCCGTCGTCCCAACCGATAACCTCGTCACCGGGGCGCAAGTCCTCTACCGGGCGCAGAGTACCATCGGCCATAGCCACAGGAGTACCGGGCACAGTGCACGCAAGGAATTGCGCATCCTCCAGAGGCATGGAAATGGGTTTGTACTCACTGCCCGCAGACAACACCATCAGCCCATGGCTCTTCCCCATACCAGCATATTCTTTCTTCAGGAGCTCGCGGACCGGCTTGACCTGGTCCTCAGCGATCTTCTCTGGATAGCTGACTACACCGCCAATGTGCGTACCCTGTCCGAAAAACCTGGCGCCGAATTCCTCCAGGGCCAGGCCCAAGCCTATGCCTTGGCGGGCTATAGCGACGGGGCTGTAGCCTATGACGCCGTCATAGGCCAGGCCGGGGATGTGGAGGATCGCGCTTGAGTCGTATAGCCGCTTGTCCTCGGTCCCGCCCGCTTTCCTAACGATGTACTCATACCCAAGCCGGTTGGTTTCAGGGTCCCGATATACCCGCATCCTGTCGGGCTTGAGTTGGTAAATCTGTTTGACGTAGCCCGCGTAGCGCCCACGTGTCTCGCGGTCTATCCAAGAGTAGTTGTTGCCCCAAGTATCGTAATGGGACGAAAGAGTCTCGCGCCACTGGCTGGACACCGTTTCCTCATTCGGCGCGTCGTGCAGCATTTCATACAGCGGATGCTCGGTCGCACGCCTCGCGCCCTCACCCTTGCGCTGATAGAGGTGCAGTGAAATCATGCCCATCGTCTCGGCGCGGACCCGGATACAAGAGTAGTAGGTCAGGTAGTTCAGCGCGCTTTGCTCACTTACATTCACCCCGGCGAGACTGGGCTGACCGCCTATTATCAAGTCCATCTGTGCGTCCAGCTCGCCTATCCTTTGCGGCCTCCATAATGCCTTTGGTACCGGCAATCTCGGGAATACAGGCATCAACTTTCACCTCCCAGCCAGCCAAACACGAAGAGGAACACCCCGGCGACTATCGCCCCCCAGGCCGGCGAAAACTCAATCGCAACGCCCCCGGTGATAGCCCCGATACCCAGGAGCAAGAACATATCGCGCCTACTAAATCTCAATTGCTTGCTCAAGTTCATGTTCTTCGGAGCCTCCCATGGGGACAAATAGGACACCTTTGCCTTTTTCGTGTCTCATGGCCCTGCCCAAGGCCATCACCAGTGACACAATGCCGTCGATCTTGCCTTGGGACGTGGCCTTGTCGGGCTTGAGGTTGCCAGCGGGGTCCCTCTTCACTGAGACGTTACCCGCCATCCACCGCAAGACCGGGTTGCCGCCATGATGGATCTTGTGTACCAGGAGACGTCGCTCGCATTCTTGCATGGGCGCGGCCATTGAAGTAAATCCTTGGCCCATGCCGATCACGACAAGCCCTTCATTGGTGAGGTTCGTGGATATCTCGTGGGCCTGGAAGAGGCGGTCAACGTTGGAGTCGACTAGCCCAAACTTGCTGGCGTCGTCCATAATCTGCTTCTTAACAAACGCATAATCAGTGGCATTGCCGGGCGTCGCTGTCAGAAATCCTTGTTTGACCCACGCTTGGTACTGGTCGCGGTACTTGTTGTCGTCGGCGTAGACCCGGGACTCAGGGCACCAAAACCTGGCCAGCACATCCAGCTCCTCGGGATCCTTGTCCCCCGGGAACACCATTAACCACGCAACGATGTCCGAAACACTGGCGAGGTCCAAGCCGCCATAGCAGGCTCGCCCAACAAGATTCTCTTCGACGACCAAACCCGCGTTTTCGTCCCAAAGGTCTAGGTCGATCCACCTGTCGGCCTGTTGGGTCCAAACGTTGAACCTCTTCGTCTGGAGATTGTTCTGAGCTGCCGGGAGCCTCTTGGCCTTCTCCGCCAGATTCCGCAACTCATGGACGCTGACCGACACGCCCAGATTGGGATTGGCCTTTATCCAACATGACTCATCTTTCCAGTCATCGCCCTCGTCCAACGTGGCGATGTACGCAAACCAGGAGTCGTCCTGGATCCTGCCCTCGAGAACTTCCACGGAGTAGGTGCGGACTTCAAAGCAGATCCCGCTCTGGTCGAACCCCGCGGTGGTGATAGCCCAGGTTAGAGGCTGCTGCCTGGAACCCATTGCGGTTTCCAACACATCCCAGACGCCGCGGGTCCTGTGGGCATGTAATTCGTCGATGATCGCGCAGTGGATATTGAGACCGTCCAGGGTGTCCTCGTCGGCGCCCAATGGCTCAAACTTGCTGGCAGTCTCTTCGACACTCATGTTGCACTTACCGGGCAAGACGTTAATCCGGTTGGCTAGCGCCTTGGACCGCCGGACCATCTTGGCCGCGTCGTTCCAGACTATCTTGGCCTGGTCGCGCTTCGTGGCAGCTGAGTAAACGTCGGCCCCGGGCTCTCCGTCGGCATCCATCATGTAGAGCGCGACGCCCGCCGCCTCTGTGGTCTTGCCATTCTTGCGAGCAACCTCATGGTAGGCAACGCGGAACCGCCGGATCCACTCGCCGGAGTCCTCGTCTTGGCGCTTCCAACCGAACACCGAACCCACACGGAATTGCTGCCACGATTCAAGGGCCAATGTTTGGCCGGCCCACTGCTTGCCCTTGTAGTGACGAAGGAACCTGAAAAAATCGATCGCGTGTTGCGCGGCGTCTGAATCCCATTTGAGCCCGCGAGCCGGGCCAGTCTGCAAATCACTCAAGTGGCGTTCACAAGCAAGACGCACCAATCGACCAGTCACAATCCGGCCCTCCACTACCTCCTGCGCATACTTCGTTACCGGGTCGATCGGGCGCTGCTCCCTAACCCGACGAGCCACGTTGCCTGTAATCCTCGTAGTCTAGGTCGCCGTCCTTCTTGCCACCGGCGCCGTTCAGCCGGACTCGACCGGAGGGAGTCAACCCGAACTCAGCGCCGAAAGCCTTGACCGCCTGGAGGGCCCTCTGGGCGATGGCAACCTCGGGGCGCTGAACAACATAACCGTTGTCGGTTGTGAAGGTGCGACCTTCCTTCTTAAGGAACCGGGTACACTCAACGAAGTCCTTCCACGACTGACAGAACCCAGCGAGGGCCGCGCCGTCGACAATAGTCAGAAGGCCCAACCGCTCGAGCTCGGGGACAACCTCGATCCACTTCTTCTTGGCCTCACCAGTCAGCCATGCCGGACGCATAGGAGGAAGGGCCCGGGGCTTCGGCTCATTCTCATTGAGAGGATGCCGGCCAGGATTCCCTCTGAGCACCTTCAATTTGGTTGGTTGCGGAGTCGGCCCGCGGAGTCCCATGGTTTCTAACCCTCCCCTGGCAAAACCCACGCCCGGATCGCTATGCC